AGATCAGAATGTAATTATTATTTAAGAAAAAAAAAAAAAAACACTCCCCCACACCCCCAGAGACAGGGGGGGGGGGGGGGGGGGGGGTATTTACGCAAGTAACTGTCGAGTTCAACCGGGAAGCCTAATCGGACTGAGCCGATGTCTGAAGGCTAACATGAACGATGCAGGGGTAATGATAGAATATGAATAAAGCAAAGAAAATATGATCACAAAACTCAACTTCACCGACCGCACTATCAAGAGTTATGCAATCCGCAAGCTCACACCCAAAGAGTGTTTCCGACTGATGGGCGTTCGCGACAACGTAATCGGCACAATGCAAAGCAGCAATGCTCAAGCAGCAGAACGTCTGCCCGACTGGAATGGCAAGGGCAAACCCGAAGACATGGCTATATCTGCCTCACAGCAGTACAAGCAAGCCGGAAACAGCATCGTGATAGACGTGTTAGCCCACATCTACGAGCAGCTTTTCTACCCTACGCCCAAGCCTCGCAAGCAGCAACAGCTCACGCTCTTCGACGACCTTGATGACTCGCTGCCCGCCATGCCACCAACAGCCGCCAACGCTAATGAGGAAAAGATTTTCCTCACCACGTTCTCCGGCTACGACTCGCAGCTCATGGCAGCCGACGTGCTATGCGAGTGGCATCCCGACTTCCGATATACATGCGTAGGATGGAGCGACATCGACAAATACGCCTGTCAGATGCACAACCTCGTCTTCCCTCAGTTTGCCGACTGCGCCCTTGGCGACATCACCAAGATTGACTGGCATGAGGTGAAACGCTCGCTCCATGGGTGCGAGGTTGACCTCTTCACCTATTCCTCGCCTTGCCAGGACATCAGCCAGGCTGGCAAGCAGATGGGCTTGCAGGAGGGCAGCGACACCCGAAGCGCCCTGCTTTGGCGTGTGGCGGATGCCGTGGAGGAGCTTCGCCCGAAGTATCTCTTGCAGGAGAACGTGGCGGCACTGGTAAGCCAGAAGTTCATGCCCGACTTTCAGAAGTGGCTCGACAAACTCTCGTCGCTCGGCTATGTGAGCCGTTGGGCGCGACTCAACGCCAAGAACTACGGTGTGCCGCAGAACCGCGACCGTGTGTTCTGCATTTCCATGCGCAAAGACGTAGCCTTCGACTATCAGTTTCCCGAACCCTTCGAGCTGCGCACCCGACTGGAGGACGTGTTGGAAAATGAGGTAGCCGACCGTTATTTCCTAAAAGACGATGCCGTGAGCAAGTTTCTCAAGGCTAACGACTCCGACAACGCCCTATTCATGCAGTTCGACCTGCCACCGACACACGAGGCAGCGATGTTCCTCAAGACCGTGCTTCAGATATTCATGGAGCGTCACGACGGATGGGACGAAGGCATTGAGTGGAACGAGAAGGAGCTGAGCTATCGTCGCCCAGCCATCGCCCGTCTCTACGAAAAGTTCAAGGAGAACCCAAAGAAACTGGACGTGGAATATTGGCGCGGCTTTTACAAGATGTTTAAGGAGAATATGGAGAGGAATAAGGATGCGAACTGACAACCCACCCGACCGTGTAATCCATATCATAGCTGATATGATTATGGGTGGCAGGTTGCTCACCTGCCCTGCCTCGATGTTCAGTGCAGAACGCTTTAACGGAGTTTTTCACGGAATAGCAATAACCATCATGTCGCGCACCGATTGCAGCGACGTGTTCTTTGTAGCAGTAGAATTATGAAGAAAACCAACCCGTGTCACGCAATACAAAATGGGGGGGGGTACGATTGCGCCTGCAATTACTTCCCACTATTTTAAGGCTGGTGTGCGAGACTTCCTCTTTGCCCTTGCCATACCACATTGTTGTTTGATATTAGAATATGAATAACAACCCTCGCCCTATCATCCTCGGCTCTTACAGTCCCTCGCAGAACGGCATCATCGTGTCACCACACGGCATAGCCTTGTGCATAGCCGGGGGAGGTAAGGGTCACGATGTGGATAAACCGAAAATATTGATAGAGTATGATTAAATACAACCTCTTATGCTTAACATTCATTTGATACACGAAGTCAGAACCGAACACGCGAAAGCCGTGCGTCGCTTAATAGGCACTAACGACTTTCGTGATAAGGAATGGCATCTGCGTCAAGGATGTCTGATGCAATGTATAGGTACGTTTCTTACGACAGACAATCTGATTGCAATATGCTACGAATAAGAATAGCAGCCTTCCGAGGTCGCCCGTTGAATGGTGATGGTTACTCCAACATTCAGCGAATGGAGATAAACGGTGGGGGTACAACCAACACCCTTACCTTAGTTGGCAAAGACAACATGGTATTTATAACGTATGATTAAACAAATCCCATTCGTGCAACGCCTCTCGTGTTTCTGCCCACGTCGGGGCTACTCCACCGCCCTGTCCGCACGCTACGACGGATGGGCAGGACTCTACGACGAGCACGGACAGCACACCATTGTATTGATAGAGTATGAATAAGTATATACTAAATTGCTCGTCAGGTATCTGTTGCGTTTTGGCCTCTCATTACGCAAGAGAAGGATGGGCGAACATAGCAAATAATACAACATCACAATGTAAAGCACCCGCAATATTGATAGAGTATGACTGACAAATATTACATCGGCTGGGTACGCAGCGGCAAGGACGGCAAGGGCCTCGTAAAGAGCAGACCGCGCAAGCGGATAGCCAATGCCGTGACCTCAATGTTCGGGTGGGGTGTTACAGACCCTCGTGACGGACTGGGCAACACCACACCGCATGTGGTGTATGAGTTTGAATAGAAACAAAATATTTAAATTTATCGAGCAATTATGAAACAAGAAAACATGAAGAAGTTTGAATACAGATTAGAGGCATACCAATTCAAGGTTGACAACGATATAGTCTCCAACATCGAGAAGACCTTTCGCAAGGAAGGGCTGAACGGTTGGGAGCTGGTGCAATGGGAAGTAATGCAAAACCCTATTGGAGTATCATACTTGTCCCAATTCACGGCAGACGCCATGCTTATACTCGCCACTTGGAAAAGGGAGGTGGAACAATGAAAATCCGTCTCGCTAAGAAAATCATGGCGCAACAGCCTTACGGCTGCGGCGGGAAGATGGTCAACAAGCACCCCATGCGCTATTGGCACTGGCGATGGCTCGAATGGTACAACAAGCTGCATCGAACACCATACAAGCTGCGAGGGTTGGTGCTGGACCACCGTCTCATAAAGGCAATGAAAATGTTGAGAAGAAGGTCTGGAGGATAGCTACATGAAAGGGCATGATTATCTTTCGATAGTCTTGCCCTTACTTTTTATTATAAAGCACGTAATCTATCACTTTACGATTGGCCTCATCTATTTTATTCTGGTCTTTCTTGATATATACATTTGTTATTTTATGTCCGCCTTTATGGCCTAAGCAGTCTGCTATAATATCAATACTGATACCAATTTGATAAGCTATAGTCGCAAATGAATGCCTTGCCCAATATGTCGTAATCTTAGGCAAGCCGAGCTCAGAGCTTATATTGCGCAACATCTTGTTTATATTAATTTCAAAGTTCTTGCAATCCTTTTCGCCATCAAAGACATTTAAGAGATGCTTTTCGCCTTTGTAACGGTTGATAATTTCAAGTGCCTCTGGTTCTACCTTAATATCATAAAGCGTCCCAGTCTTTGACCGTCGATAAATTACCCTCCCATTCTCGATTGAAGATAAACCGAATAAATCAATTATGTTAATTCCCATCAAGAAAAATACAAGAAAGAATATATCACGATATTTTGTGCGTAACCGAGAAAGTTTCGCATTATATAAAGTTCTCAACTCTTCGACGGTTAACGCTCTTTTTTTCGTCTCTTCCATCCGTATGGTGTACATATCAAAGACATACTCTTTTAGTAATCCTTTTTTGCGAGCAAAGTTAAGGACGGCACGAATATTCATTAGCCGTATGGCGATGGTATTTTTGGAATTACCATTTTTTTTCAAAAAAGAGACAAAACTATTAATCCAGTCTATATCAATGTCCGAAAGCAACAGGCTATCGTAATCACAGAATGCAGAAATTTTTGATTCTGTGTATAAATAGATATTCTTTGTCCCTTGCCTGTCTTTTGTAGAGAGCAACTCTTGGAATTGGGTCTTAAGCAAATAATCATTATCTGGCTCGCCTTCGCCAGACAAAAATTGAGCAAGCCGCCTATTTGAAAAGCTACGAAGTTTTCCTTCCTCTCTAAGTTCTTCAATTTTATCGTTGACGTAAGTCACCTTTTTTGATAGTCTTAGATTGTCTATGCGCTGGCTTTGCCTTTTCTTTATCTTACTATTAGCCACATCCCATTCTTTCTCTTCAAGTTCAAAACCTGTAGAGAGGTAAAAAGCACCGCCATTCCGAGCGACCTTGATTTTTAATGGATATTTACCATTTTTCAAGCGATACCTCTTATCCAATTTTACTGTAACTTTTATCATTTTGCTCTTTACTATTTTGCATTATATTTGCACGTTTGTTTGTACGAAATGAACACAATTGCCCAAAAATGGCAAAAGCGATAAAGAAGGTATGTGGTAGCAAAGATAAGCATTTCTCGTGTTTTTTCGCCTATTTATGCCAATTAATATCAAATTCAAAGGCATATCTTGAAGAAAAGCTGCACAAAAAGTATATCTTACTAAGTACCAGCGCATTACTTCCTTTAGCTACAAAGTCCTTGCACGTTTTTCACATCTTTCTTTAATTGGAAAATTATTTAATGGTAATGCAGCAGCGTACACGATACCAACCTTTTATATCCTTGAAGGACACGGAGAAATCTGCGAAATTGGGGTTCACAGAACGGCACACGACTTCAGCTTGGTTATCCTTGCTGGGGTATATGTCTTTCAAAATTGGACCATTAATAGTGTCGAGCACATACGAATGCCCCCATTCGATGAATGTCTTTTCATCGATTTTCTGAACGAGCACCTTGCTACCATTAGGGAACTCAGGAGACATACTGTCACCCATAACGGCAAGCGCAAGGTTCACACTCTCAACGGGCGACAGTATCATCTCACATTTATGCTTCGCTATCTGTTGCTCAAAGCTCTCGGAAGAACTACCTTGTGAAGCTATAGGCAAAAGAGGTACATAATAAGAGTTGACGTTACTTGCCATTTTCGGCAGCACACCCTCGTTAAGCATATTGCCATTACCAGACGCAAGCCAGTCTATATTTATCTCTGGGTATGTCTGCTCCATTGCCCTTGCGACCTTCCGAGTTAAATATTTCGTGTTATAGAAATGGCTTATGCTCAGCCCAAGACTTTCCTGGAACCGCACCATAGACATATTTTTATACTTGGCGATTTCTTTCGCTCTTTCAGTTAACGTACTCATATAATATTAAAAATAATATAAATAATAATAGTTATTAATAGTATCTGAAATATTTTTATTAATTTTGCTCTCGAAATAAGAGATAAGTATTTTACGTTGCAAATATACGTAATATATATTATTCAATATATTAATTTATAGTTAATTATGGTTATTAAATCACAAAAAGAAAAAGAGAAACTTATCTGCGCCGCCATAGACAAATACCTTGGGAACGGCTTGAAGAAGTCAGAGGCAGTTCGCCGCGTAATGTCTGATTTTAACTATTTGACAGAAGCAGCGATTTACAACATTTACAAACGTAACAAGAAAGGGGTATAACATGATTAATGAGCCCCCTGACGTAAGACCGAAAGGACGCTACTCTATTAGCGAAACTGCGAAGAAACTACAGATAAGCGTCACAACAGTTTATCGCTACATTAAGAACGGAGTGATAAAAAACATGGCTCGTGCTAATGGAAGGACTGTTATTATGGGTTCTGAAATCACACGATTCTGGGGTGGAGAGTATCTTTAAAAAATATACATATGGAAGAAAAGGTCAAGAATGCCATCGACTTCTTAACATCTCTCGGGTATGAGATTATAGAGCCGCAATCTATAAGCGTCATAAACCAAGAGTTTGAAACATGGTGGCAGATTTACAACAAGAAAAGAGGCAAGAGCAAATGCATGCGGAAGTGGGCACACATGCCTAAGAAAGACAGGAGGGCATGTCTTGAAGCGACACCAAGATACGTTGCGTCTATTACGAATAAGGTCTATCAGAAAGACCCTCTGACGTATCTTAACGGAAGAGCATGGGAAGATGAAGTCTACACCGAATTTGGAGAACAACAAAAGCATGATGGATTTATCTTTGCAAAAACAGCAGCAGCGGTATTTAACGCGGACTGACGATGAACAATTGATTGTAAAAAAATTTCCGCTTCTAAGCAAGCGGAAAGAACCAATCCCATCTTTATCTGAAGCCGTAAAAGATATGAACTCGCTAATATGTATTGACAGAAGTTTTGGTGATGGTGTCTCTTTAAAATGGATAAAGGCGCAACTACTTGACCTCTTTAGAATATGTGGAGCAGGAAATGTTATCTCAGATTATCAAATTGTGATTATCGCGAGACGAATAAGGAAGGTTTACTTCTATCTATCGTTAAGTGAACTCACTTATTTCTTCGAGTCATTCATTGGTGGGTGTTTCGGGACGTTGTTCGTTGGTAAGACAATTAATCCGCAAAACCTTATGATTGCTTTAAGGAATTTCGATAACGACCGAACCAACTTTTTTACAGAATCTCAACAAGAGCAACATGACGTTACAGGGGAGGCAGCGAAAGCTAACAGAAGCATGATTAATGAAATATGTGAAAGGATAAAGAAGAACTTAACAAAACGTATTTAATAACTCAAACTTATAATTATGGAAGCAACACAAGTAGCAAAAAAAACAAGCAATATGACATTGGGTGAGTTGATGCACTCCCCGGCCGTAGTCGGAAAACTTAACGAGGTGTGGGGAAGTCCACAGATGGCTAACAGCTTCTTATCATCCGTCATCTCTGTGGGCAATGGCACTCCGAAACTCCGTAAGGCAGAGCCTATGAGCATTATCGGAGCGGCCATGGTAGCGGCAACCATGCAACTGCAAGTCATACCGACTTTGGGACAGTGCTATATCATCCCTTACGGCAACAAGGCACAGTTTCAGATTGGCTACCTCGGCCTCCTCCAGCTCTGCCAACGCAGCGGGCAGTTCAAGAAAATCCTCGCCGCTCCTGTACACGAGGGCGAGTATGTCTCTGGCGACGAGTTTGATGAGGATTACGTCTTCGACAGGAAGCAACGCAAGTCCGACAAGGTTATCGGCTATATGGCCAAGTTCGAGCTTCTTAACGGCTTCACCAAGGTCGCTTACTGGGATGTTGACAAGGTTAAGGCCCACGCGCAGAAGTTTTCGCAAGCTCTCCGCTCTGGTTATGATACACCGTGGAAATCCGATTTTGACGCCATGGCAATGAAAACGGTTCTCAAGTCCATCTTGAAGTTCGCCCCAAAGTCCATCGAGATGCAAGCGGCTGTCACGTTCGATCAAGCGGTCGTCAACACCAATACTCCCGCCACCTCTGACGTGCAAGACCTCGACATCGACGCTTTCACGCCCGAGTATGTTGACAATATCGAAATGGAGAAGAAAGAGAATATCGCTGCCAAGGCCGCCGAAGCAGCCAAGGCGGAGATTAAGAATGAAAGCAAGAAGGCATGATTAACACTTCCGACAGCCAGCACGATATATCTTGGTATCGTGCGAGGCTGGGTAATTTGACAGGCTCCAAGATTTCTGACATCATGAAGTCTGGGCGCAAGAAGGGTGAGGCGTTTTCCGATACCGCCAAGACATACCTTTATCAAGTGGCGGGCGAACGCCTCTTCAACCCCGACTTCCTTAACGACGATGAGGTGTTCTCTGACTACCTCGACGAGACAAGCGTCACCTCCAAGGCGATGCGATGGGGAACAGAGCAAGAGGATGCGGCACGGCGACTGACATCCGACATCCTCGGCTACGACATCGAGGAGGTGAGCCTTTGCGCCCACGACACCATACCACACTTCGCTGCCTCACCCGATGGCATGATACGCAACATTGATGGCGAGGGGCACCTTGGGGTGCTCGAAATCAAGTGCCCCAACATCGGCACGTTCATGCGCTACAAGGCTCTCGTGCATGATGCCGCCTCGCTCAAGGACACTAAGCCTGAATACTATTGGCAGATGATGGCGGAGATGGATTGCACGGGGGCTGTAAGCGGTGTGTTCGCCACTTATTGCCCATGGTTATCCAAGCCGTTCCATTACGCCAACATAGAACGAGTGGAAGACGACATCAAGCTCATGGAAGAGCGTGTCCTGCTCGCTAACGAGTTCATAGGCAAGATTATTAATTCTTTATAATGACAGACAGCGAAACGCATTCTTGTTTCGCTGTCTGTTAAATTCTATTCTTTCTCAGACAATAATCTCCACGCTTTTTCCCCGTGGAATTGTGAATCATCGTCATTAAGCCAGTTAACAGCGAGCTCACAATATTTAATTAACAAAAACTCGTCCTCTTCATTATACCACCATGCGTGTAATAAGTTGTGGAAATTTGCGATGGTATCGTTAAGAACCACAGCAAAATCATGCTCATTATACCCTGCCAAATGCTCTTGATAGTCCTCGTAAAGCTCACGACATTTCGTCTCAGAAATGAAAGGGGCGTAATTAGTCGTTCCGTCTTCTGACACATAATACATACGAGAAATACGCTCTTTTGCGCTTGCATGGTCAAAATGCTTACCTAACAAAGCTTCTCGAATAATGGAAGCTAAAGTCATTTCCTCTTTCTTAGACATTTTGCTATCTAAGACATTTGCAAGAATAGCAATTACCCTATTCTTCGCTTGTGCATCTTTACTTGAATACACAGTTTGCAATAATTCAATCATAAGCAATCTGTAATTTAAATTGTTATTTTGCCCAAACTACCATCATCTCTTCGCATAGTTTCCCCATTACATAGCAAGGCTCCTCTTCCTGCATGTCTATGCCATCGTTACCGCAGACGTGCGCTACGACATGGAACAGCTCATGCCCTATGGTGTTGGCCATGCTCGCTTGGGATGGAGACCGCCCGATTGCTACCACGCTTTGCCGAAGCCTCACGTTGGAGTATGTCAGCCCACGCTCGTCGCTGTCCTTGGCGAGATGTCTTCGTGCCTCAAGGAGTGCGTCCACTTCACAGCCGATAACTTCAAGGGCATTGCATATCTCATCAACGTCTTCCTCGTCATAACCGATGAAGCACGTCACACCCCACTCGTACCTGTCAAGGGTTATCTCGCTCCTTGTCATAGCACGTCGTCCCACGGTATCGGTAAACCGTTATGGCAACAGTCGGCGTAGAAGCGGTTGAACACGAATCCGTCCTTCTGGTCAACGTCATCAACCACATCTTTTATATACTGTGCCATGCCTGCCTCGTCCTTGATGGAGCTTCCCCAGAAGTCAGCCTTCACCATATTCGCCACATAAACGTGGTCATAGCCGACAAGGTTATCCAGCTTTACGGAGTTGGCGGCAAGCATATCCTCCACCTTGTCTTTCGTAAGCGGCTCTATTGGCTCTTCCTTGCCAGTAGCCTTGCCGACCTTGCGCATGAGGCTCACCGCCCAGTCGCACATCTTCTTGTTGAAGTGATAGCCATTGTAGCGCAGATAGGCTATCATGCCTTCTGGCTTCATGTCGTACACGTCCAACGGCATTCTACATTTTCCCATACACTGAATGTTTTTTAAGACAGGCAGGGATGTTCTTTCCCTGCCTGTCGGGTTATCACTTAGTAGCGGTCGCTGCCATGCCAACCGCCACCACGACGCTCTCCATAACGTCCGCCATTGTCGTAGTCCATGCCACGGTCATAGCGTCCGCGTTCATTGTTAAGTCCCCAGTCCCGATAGTCTGGCATGGGATTGCGCTCACCCATGCGTCCCTCGTCTCTCCGAAGACTGTCAATGCAGGACATCACCTTGCCGCCATACCTCAGCATCTTCTCGGCGTTCTCGGCGAGCTCATCCATCTTGTTCTCGGTAATCTCTATCATATACATAACCGTAAGTCTTTTAGTTGCTTGCACCCGACTTCTTCAAGGCTTTTTGAAGCATGGTCTCGATATTCGACAGCGTGCCCTCCATTCCACACACCTTGCTTTCGAGCTGTGATATTTTCTCCTCTTGCGCCTTTTCCTTGGCAATTTGCGGATTGAGCACTGCCATGATACCCTCGCAGCTTTTCACCACCCTCTCGTGGTAGTCCTTGCTGTCAAGCACCTCCCTTGAGTGTCTAAGAGTGGCTTCCACCTCCGCTATCATCGCCTCGCGGCTCTCGGAGACCACGACGTTGCCGGAGTTGGCTATCTGCCCATTCGCCGGCAGCTGCTTAAACTCCATCTCGCCGTCGTTGGTCTTCACCTTCACGTCAACGGTCATGTCCATTGGCTGTGGGTTGTACTGCCCAGGTTGGTAGGTCGGGAATTTTGGCTGTGGGTTGCTCACGCTCACCACTTGGCCGATTGTCAACGTAGGCTCGTTGGTCTTGTCGAGCACGTAGAATATTGAGTTCCGTCTTAAACCTTGAAACATAGAAGTCGGATTTTAGCTGTTAAACAATGCCCGTCATCAACTGAAGGGTGTTAGTGTCTCTCTCGAACCAGAACTGATACACGCCAGTTCCGGCTACATCGGCCACCGTCAAGGCTGCACCATTATACTTGGTAACTGCCTGGGTCGTGCCGTTGGTCTCGAAGAGGATAGGAAGCGTGCTCGTCGCGCCGCTTGGTATCGCCTGCATGAGGTTAACGAATATCGTGCCCCGATAGTTGGCGTTCACGAAGGCGTGGTTTCTGAAAGAGAAAACCACGGCATCCGTCCTTACCGTCACGGCTGTTGAACCTATCGCCGCCGACCCTCTTCTGTTGACCCATGAAAATGGATAGCCCCATATCATAGTCAGTCCTCCTTGTCGTTTAGTTCCAAAAGCCAGCTCCGTTAAGGCCGTTCAAGCCATACAAGCCCATCTGAGCCGCAACGCAGTTAGGCACTGCGGTAAAGGGTTGGTAAGGCGTTGTCACGGTCTCTGGCAACTTGCATTTTATGCCTGCCACCTCGTTCTGCAAGCCAGCAAGCACTTGATTTATAGGCGCGAGCGACTGGCCTACAATCTGGCTCATCATGGCAGAACTCTTATAAGTGCCATTCTCCTCGCGAAGATGGTCTATCTTGTCCTGCATGTCCCTCATCTCGGCTTGCCTCTGACCGTTGATAATCAGTTGAGTGCTGTCCTTGATGCTGTTCTGCAAGTCGCAAGTCTGCCTCTGCGTCTCGTAGGCAATGGAAGAGAAACCACGTTCCTGTCCCGTCGCCACGTTGTTGATGGCGTTCTGGAGCTGACCTGTCTGTTGGCACATCGCCAGCTTGATGTTGCCGTCCATCGCCGTGATGGAGTTGTTAGTCTTGCAGCAGCACTCCGCCAACTGGGTAGCAATGGCGTTGTTGCCTTGCATTATGGCCGTGAGCACTTGGTTGGCTGTCATGTTGAGTTGGTTGCCAACGCCGCAAATCTCCTTGCTCAAACCGTTCACCGCGGCAATAACGTTGTCGCTTGTGGTGTTGAGGGCGGTCGCCAAGGTCTGGATGTCGTATCCATTGCGTTGCACGGCTTGCATGATGACAGCGGTATTGGCATCGTTGTTAATCATCGGGACGACACCACCCTGTCCGTTTGGCATCATGCCGCCGCCAAAGCCACCGCCAAGGAAGTTGCCCCTGCCCATGAGGATAAAGAGAAGCAAGATGGCAAACAAGCCGTCTCCCCAACTGTTACCGTTACCCTTGCCGTTGCAAAGGGCAAACAGGCTTGGGTCAATGCCCTGCCTTTGCATGAGCGCAGGGAGCATTGCCAATATTCCATTAAGGCCGCCGCCCGTGCCAGTCGTTCCGTTCTCACCGAATACGTAAGTCTTTGATTCTGACATAATCTTTCGTCTTTAGAAGTTAAACATTCCATGTAACGTTACGGCCACAAAATTAGCGAGTTGCGACCACAAAGGCCATAACTCGCTCACACATTTTATTTCTCGCTGAATGTCAATAGGTTAGGGTGATAGAAGGTAATATCATGTTAACAAAACTGGAATTTCTTAACACGATGTATGGCTCATGTTAAAAAAAAACTTTTTGGTTAACACGTCCACCAGTTGTGATACTAAAATCGGTAACAAAAAAAAGAGAGGCAATCACTTACCTCTCTTTAACGTGTAGACTAATCAAAACTTAGCCCAATCTTCTATATCAATATCTTTGTCCCAAAAATCTTCTATCCTCGCGTAAAGGGCATCAACATTAGCACAATGCAAGGAACTGAGCTTCTTCTTGAATACTTCCATATCCACATCATACTTCTTGTCAAGCGAATCGTAAATCACTGAATCTTCACAATGAGCGACAAGCATTTTAACGTTGTATCTTATCGACTCGTTGATGATTGTCCCGTTGAATGAATCCGCAAGGAACATCCATTCGCTTGGCGAGAATATACCACGAATCTCTGTCGTAGATATTAATCTTATACTCTGCAATATATTGGCAGCATCAATGACAGCTTGATTGATGGACTTGCCATCCTTGGTGAGCCAATCCGCAATTTCCTGCGGAAGGCGAATTGTCGCATTCTTAGTTTCTTTCATATCTAATAATTTTTCTATGTTATTGAGGTGTTATATTCTTTCTCTTCCTTTGCTAATTTAATGATTTCTCTGTGTGTATAGTACTTAATTTCTCCATTAAGAAATTCAAAGTAAAATACGTTCTTGTTGTTTTCTATCCTGCCATAATCGCTTAAATATGCTTGATTGCGCAATCTGTCAAAGAATTTTTGAGCCAAAACGTTTCGGAACAGTTTTCCCCCTGTTAAGGGTAAACCCTCACGTGTTACATGAAACTCAACTCCTCCACTAAATTGCGAGATTCTTCCTTCGTATCTTATCATGTCTGTTAACTTAACGATTCAACACCAACGTTTCTCGATATGGTAAACCACATGTTTTTCGATTCGTACAGGCGCAAAACGCTCCCCACCACACGCTCTCACTGACGTTACTCATAGTTTCTATCAATCAAGCCTATAGCATAATGATGGGTATCGTAGTTATATTCCATCGTTGTTTTCTTGATGGTCTCATAATAGTTGCCCTCTGAAGTAATTACCAACTCGTCATCATCTGCTTCCTCAATTTTGTCGTGAATTTTCTCCATGTTGTCGAGGAACGAACGCAGTGAGGCGAAATCGTTAAAGTCGGACACGAAAGGAAGAACCTCGTTCTCGTAGAAATCTTCCAAGTCCTCCTTTGAAAATCCGCAGTAATCATCGCCATACTCCTCAGCCGAACGCTCGAAAGGCTCAAAAGCCTTACGCCCAAGCCTAAACCAAAGGCTCCAACCATCACGCTTGGTAAAATATTCGATGCTCAGGCCATACTCTTTAGCCAGTTTTTCAGCCTGCTCGAATGAGTCGAAGCCTATAATGACTCTCTGCAAATTCATCGGGTAGCCATTTATGGAATTAGTTGTGTCTATCAACTCCAAGCCGTTCACCGCTGCGATGTCCTCTATGTTTTTAATCATGTTTTCCCGCTTAGTCGTGATGCGGTAGAGCTTAGTAAATTCTTTAATTGTGAACGGCAGTATAATTACCTGCGCTGCTCAATGTGATACGTCACGCGCTCCTCATGCTTGCCAAATGTACACGGTGTGCTCATGTGCACGCCAACTATTGTGACGGAGTTGATGATGCTGACATCAAAGCAATCTTCTTTTAGTATGTCTTTCGCCATTGTCAAGCTCTCTTTGGCGGCTTTCAACGTGTCATACTTCTTGTCGGCGTACCATGCTTCCATGCCGTTAACTTTCTTCCTACTTCCATCCTTATAAATGGCGAAACCCTCAACCTTAACCCATATTCCGTATTTCATTTTCATTCCGCTTAGTCGTGATGCGGTAGGGCTTATTGATTATTAACGTTTCTTTATGTGATAAACCACATGTTCCTCGCGCAGTACTGGCGCATTAGGCTCACCGTCATACCGCTGCACACGCACGCCCTTTAGTGTAACAGTATTTACCGCGGTAACATCGCACCAATTTTCTATCAGCATCTCTTTCGCATCAGCTAAGCTAACCTTAGCTGATTTCATGCTGATATACTCAGCGTCTCTAAGCCAACCCTCGTTAAAGGTCACCTCCTTTTTGCTCCCATCCTCAAAAACATCGAGAACCCGATACGAAACCCATATACCGTAAATCATATCTTGCTATATTTTATAGTTGTTGTATTATTTCATTTGCAAAATTAATAAGAAAAAACCAATCATGCAAACATTTTGCAAACAAATTTGTGCGCTTTGGTGCTTTTTAATAGAATTGGAAACAAAAATCCCCTATACCATACCAATAGCATAGGGGGGGGGGGAATATCACATCCTTGCTCGGAAAGGCGATGCTCCTAAAAGTGTTGCAAGGATAGACAACAATTCAGAAACCACCAAATCTTCGTCATTATTTTCTCTTGCTCTTTATGAAGTGTAGTATATCCCACTTCTTCCAATACCTCGTGTGCCCACGCTTCTTGTGCTCGCCATTGGGCAGGTCGCCCCTCGCCACCATTCGATTGAGTGTAGCATCAGAAACGTGAAGCTTCTCCTTAACCTCCTCGGTGCTCATCATCGGGTTAAGCATGTTAGGCAGGATGTCCTCGCATAGCCTGTCGATGTCCTCGTCGCTCATGCCGCAAGCCGTCACCTTCTCGCCGTTTCTCTCCTGCTCATCAGCCTTCATGCAGCTCTCGTAGAGTGACTTGAAGAGCAGTCCGAGAGTGTAGTAATTAAATAGTTTTCTTGCCATGTCTTGCCTGTTTTTGTGGTTCCCCCGATTCTCCCTCGTCGGTATCATCCTCTTGTTTCTTCTTCGCTTTGATTGCAAACAGACTCCTGCCTAATTTCGTGTCCGTCAAGAATTTCCCCACGAGCCAATAGGCGTAAAACGCTGCCGTCATAACTATCACAGACAAGCTTGCGCCTACCATCTCGTTTGTGGTATACCAGCTCCAGTAGGTTATATGTACCGCATTCACACCGAAATAATAGAAGAACGGTATTCGATAGACCCAGCACAAGCAGAACAGCTTGCTGAAGACGATTATCACCACTGGCAGGAGGTACAACATGAAGTAAATGAACGTGTAACTCGGCCAGTGCTCCGAGTGCACGATGAACATCTCACGTGGGTTATGGGCAAAGTCCCACATGGCGAACGAGTGCCACATCATTACCGCTATCGGTATCCATTTGGCTACCCATTGTAGGAACTTAAGCAAACGTCTCGAATACGTATTGCCATTCTCCATCAATAAGCAAACCACCTCGCTTACGTCTTTACCTTTCACAGAGGCAAGAATCCTCTCTTTTTCTTCTTTTGTCATAAGCCATTATCCTTTAAGTCAATAGGTATCCGCAAAGTTAAACATTTCCGCTCGATTTCCATCCCCATCCAGCAGGTTTTAACACCTCTCGTGCTCTATCCACGCCAAAAAAAAACGACGAATGCCGCCCTGTCTGTCACGACAAGAACGGCATCCACATAACTCAAGAAACATTTACATAATCGTTAAATTCATAACAATCTTTAACCTTCTAATCAATATGAAAGAAAACCGCAGTCTCCCGTGCTGTCACAGCACTCGCGTTAACCACGTTAACAAGTAGCTCCTCTGAATTATTATTAGATATTTCAGAAAGAAGGAATGCTACCTGTCCAAGTCCCTTGTTACTTATACAACTTTAGCCTTTACACATTAATTCACTAAAAAAGAGTTCTTTATATCCACAAAGATACGGAAAATATTTCTATACCACAAACTTTTTCCGAAATATTTTACTTAAATTCTTTCACTCTTTCCAAACAATCTTCCTACCACCATTCCACCTGTCAACCATCTATTATATCCAAGAAACAAAACCGTGACAGACCCTCACGGTTTGCCACGGCTTCGAGAAGCCAGCCGTCTCCCGACGGCCGTCCCCCTCATAAGTTTAATTAACCTATCACAAAAAGAAAACCAAAAACTAAATCAAATACGTTATCCTGAATAATCTCTTTTACCTTTGTCTACCCAATGCCTATCACGCCTATATCGTTTCTTCCCTCGTTCTTTCCTTTCCTCGTTCTTTCCTTTCCTCGCTCTTTCCTTTCCTTCACTTCGTCCACAGCGTCAGCCACACGTCCGCGAACCCTGCCACCTCGGCCCAGTAGAGCTTATGGAAGTATGACTTGCCCCTGCTCATGTAACACACGTTATCCAGTATCTTATACGCCTCCGCCACGGCCACATAAGCCGCGTACATGGACGCCACGAGCACCGTAGGCCACCAGTTCACGCTCATCGCCCAGCCCACGCAGCCAATGGCCGCCACCATCGCGGCACCCTTGTGTACCGGGTAAGTGTCCTTGTCGCAGTAGTTAGGCGCGACACCCACTATCATGAGCCCCACGCAGCCCAGGAACGCCAGCGGTTGCGCGCCGCCTGCCTCCAGCATCACGGGCAGCATGGCGAGCGCGCTGCACATCATCACCATGGAGAACACGAACCCCGTGTTCTTCCTCCAGTCCTCAAGCTGATAGAACGTGTCGCTCACCATTTCGGGGAGCCCGAATTTCCATGCCATAACTCCTAAATACGCGGCCAGCACCGCAAACGCTATAATCGAAATCATCATAATCTTGTTTTGCCTTAAAAATCTATATCAGTCTATAAAGTCTACAAAGGCCTATCGCCCTCAAAGAGCTTCTTCCATCATAACTAAAACATTCTCCACGTGCATCCCACGCCCACCCACACGTCTGGCTTCCTTGTGAAGACCCCATACCCGAAGCCACCCGTCAGCCCCACGTTGAAGCGCCTGTTCTTCACTCTCCCCTCTACGCTCTTCGTTACGACCACCGTCTTCCGATACACCTCAATGCTGTCCAGCCTCGGCTCATATCCGCTCACCCACGCCGTGTAAGTGCTGTCCCCGTATCGCTTCTGCGTCCGTGGGACAACAGCCCATACCGTGTCCTTCCGTGCGAACTTACCTATTTCCTGCGCCTTTGAGTCACCGTCATTGCCCGTATGTCCGTCCATGACCTCAGACAGGCGGCCCGGCTCAAAAACCTCTATCTCTGCCTTGGGAACGGTCGGCTCTGTGGGGAGTACCATCGGCACCCGTATCACCCCCGTCACCACGCTGTCCGCCGCACGTGGCTCCGTGATGCGCACCGTGTCCCTCACCGTCACCGTGTCAACGGTCACCTTTCCCTTGCCGTCGCGCGAATGGTGGTTGCAGTGGTTAGCCAGCCCAGCACCAAGGCAGAAGCCGGCGAACACCGCCGCCACCATCACCCCGACAATATTGTCTTTCTCTTTCTTGCTCATGTCTTTATTTCTATTAAAGTTTATTTTCTCTAAACCTCCGATATGCAGCTGTTCGCCTTCTTCAGCCACGCCAAGCGGTCGGCCATGCCGTTCGTCCCGCCGTTGATACGCTTGGTGAGAGCCGTATAAGCGTCCTTGTCCGCGTAGATGTTCAAGTTGTTCCGCCGCCAGAACCACAGGGCCGACAGTATCGCGTATTTCGGCCGCTCCAGCAGCTCAGGGCACTCAAGGCACTGTATCCCCGTGTCCGCTTGCAGCAGCGTGTAGTTCTTCCTGCCAGTTACCTGCAAGTAGCCACGGCCCTTATACCTCACCCCGTCACCGGCATACACGTTCCCAAGGTCTTTCCTGCCCTCATACGCCTTGCCCGACGCTATCTCCTTAGTGTACGTCAGCCCCGCGCTCTCGTGCCCAATCTGCGCCAGGAAGTATCTCAACCTCCTCACCGTATTGAATCCATATTCCGCCATCAGCGGGTTCATGGTTCTCACTATCTCGAATATCTGCCTTTCCTTTCCTTTTCCGAAAAGGCTAACTAATTCACTTGCCAGCATCTTTTCTGCCTCCTGTTTTTTTATTGTTATCGTTGTTATTGACATTACCTATCCAGCCCGTCAAGGTTTATTTCCAGCTGCTTCGGGTAGCCTTCCTTATTGTCATACTTCTCAACCTCTTCCACTGTCTTTAGCTCAGCCACCTCAGCCTTGTGCCTTGCCGTCGTGTTGAAGCATTCCAGCGCGTACAGCTCTATAGCCGACAGCAGCTTAATCACCGTGTCGCAGGGTATCGTCAGCTTCACGTCGCCCATCCACAGGTCGGTCGTCTCCTGCCCTGCCGCTTTCGTTATCTCCGTCGAGTTCATCAACCCGACCCTCGTCGCCTTGTCCAGCCAAAACGCGTTTCCATTCAGCTTAAAACCGTTCACGCTTGTAGACGTGTCATAAGCCTCTATCTCCCGCGTCTTCGCGTCCTTGGCCTGAGATAGCAGCTCGGCGTCCGAGTAGCCGTTAAGCAGGTAGTCTTCCTGCTCTTTGTCCCACTCCTCATCCGTCATGGCTCCAAGCCGAGCCAGTTCCTTGCGCTTGGCCTCTATGTCGCTCACGCTCATGCCGCTCACGTATGCGTCACGCAATCTCAACTTCACGCTCTCTATCTCCTGCGCCCTCGACGGCCATATCGTCAGCTTCACGCCAAACTCGTGATAAATTTGGAACGTGGCCTTTCTCGCCTCCTCGTCGCTCCATTCGGGATGAGCCATCATCACCGCGTGCGTGCAGCAGTTCGCGTTAAGCTCATCCACATCGTAATCTCTTCCCTTGAATGTGTATTTTTCCATTTCTTTCTTGTTAATCGTTTTTTTGTTTTTCTGTCACGGTGCCACCTGCGCCCACTTGTCATCGGCGCAGCCAACCCAAGCCCTGCCGCCGTGTGTCAGCACGGCTCCCAGCCACGGCACGTGAGTGGTCGATTGGACGTTGTTACCATTCGCCAATGAAGGCCATTTTATGAAAGAACAGAAGTTCGCGCCGTTCATCTGCGGGTACCATGCCGTGTCGAAGTAGGCCAGCCAATTTGTTCCAGCGCAAGGCGCGAACGACACCAGCTTGCTCTTGTTCGCGTCAGCCGTCACAATGGTCTGCAAGCCTTTCAGCTTCACGCCCATGGGCGGACGGTAGCTCATGCCCCACCTTATGCTTTGTCCGAGGAACCCCATGCAGCTGTATGCCGAGCCAGTGTTGGATATTACATTCCCTGTCACGTAATCCATCTCCTTGACCCTCACGCCGTCCACGTCGAGCGTCACCTTGCCCTCGTCGCCGCCGTCCACGTAGAGCCTGTACCTGTGATATTCTCCGTCTGCGGCAGCTCCCATGTCTTCAAGGTCGGTGTACTCGTTCGCGCCATAGAACGCGTCCTTGGAGGTTATCACCAGTCTGCCGCCCTTCTGCCCGAACACGAACTTGTTTTGCCCTCCTATCACGACATACAGGTCGTCCTGCGGCGTGAAGGCGCACTGCAATTCGGCAAGCAATGTCGTTATCGTCGTTTGGTCGACAATATTGAAGTTCGTTGTCTGTATGTCAGTCTCCGGCACGGTGTATTCGTTGCTGTCAACCAAGCCCACGCCGAATTGCAGCTTCTGTTTCTCTATCAGCTCGGCAAGCTGTCTCTTCCTCTCCGAATCTTCGCTATTTACCCCCCCCTGCTTGATAAGCTCATGGTAGGGTGTCACTATCACCCTCGTGGCGTAGTGCCCAAGCGCCTTCTCCATGTAGAGACTCGTCGCCTGGCTGATGTCCCATGCGCCTGTCTTGTTACTCGAATAGAACAGCGAGGTAACAGAATACAGCTCCGTGCTCTCACCATAAACGTTTACGCCTATGTCTGCCAGCTCTATGTGCCCGCTTCTCATGCTGCACATCTGCTTCACGAAGGGCAACCCGCAGAGAGCATCTCCGAGCTGCGAGAATATGGCGTTACCCTTGTCATCGTGCAGCACGGTTCTGGCGTGGTAGAAGTGCCAATCCGTCGAGTAGCTCACGTATTGCCCCTCCACGGTCACGGTCACAGGCTTGCCCTTGAACCTCGCCGGCAGTGCCACGCTTCTGCCTGCCGTGGCGCATCGCTGCAACTGCCAGTCGCTCGGCTCGGGCACAATATTTGTAGATACTTTAAGCCCGTCGCATTGTATCTCAGCGCCGTTCACCGCGGTCACCTTCACGGCCGGTATCGCTTCCCCCTGCTTCACGGGGAAGTAGCCCGCCATGCGGGATGACGCCATGCAGCGCTCCCACGCCATTCCAAGATTATAATTATTTACCCAATCCTTAATATTCGCCGCCAAGGTCACCAAGTCACCCACGGCCAAGCCGTGTTCCTCCGTGTCCAGCGTCACCGTGCCTGTGGCCAAGTGCATAGCCGTGATGTTCCAGTGTTCCAAGTCCTTGAACGGCTCCCACACGAACGGTTCGTTGGCAGTCACGGCCACCTCCGAGGCGGCGTTGGCCTTGCTGACGGCTTGCCCTATGTCTTCCGCCCGTTTCGCCTCCGCTTTTACCCTCGCGGCTTCTGCTGTTACCCTCGCAGCTTCTGCTTGCACCCTTGCCTCTTCGCTCTTCACCCTTGCCTCTTCGCTCTTCACCCTTGCGTTCTCTGCGTCAACCCTTTCGCTCTCTGCCGTCGCCCTTGCGTTCTCAGCGTCAGCCCTCGCGTTCTCGGCTGACTCGCGCACCTGTTCTGCTTGCACTCTTTCCGCCTCAGTGCTTGCGCGTGTAAGCTCAGCTTGCACCCTTGCCTCTTCGCTCTTCGCCCTTAGTTCTTCACTTTTTACCCTTCCCTCTTCACTCACCTTAATCGTGTCGCTCAGCTCGCTCATCGCCTTATTCTGCGCCTGCGCCTCCTTTACCAGCGCTTCCAGCTCCCTGTCAGGCGGCAGCAGCACCACAGCCGTGTCCATCTCCACCGAGTTCTCGCCCTCGTCGGTCTCGCCCAGCTCCGTGTCGGCGTCAGCGTTCCTGTCAACGATAGCCACCTGCTCATACTCGTTGCTTCGCCAGTCGTTGCCGAAGATTTTGCCGCGCACCTCCAGCGCGTAAGTGCCCAGTGGTATCCGGTCTCCCTCGACCCTCGCCACAATCACGTTATCCTCTTTCGCGTCAATGGTGTAAGCCAGCTCCAGCCGCCTGTACGCCGAGCACAACCTCACCACGATGTCGGTACAGCCCGGCAACGGGAACGCCACCTTCTCGCCATCAACTATCTTCACCACGGGTATCCTCATTGTGAAGTCATTACCTCTTACTATCCTTTTCATGTACTGTTTCCTTATTAAGCCTATTGTTTACCTACATTGATTCCTCACTCTCCCATCTTCACTCGTCACTTTTCCTTCCCTCTTCACTCTCCGCCTTCCTGAACGCCTCCTCCACGGCCTCGCCCATGGCAGGGTCTTTCTGCCTTGCCAACGCCACGGCGAAACCCTTGCCAAAAGCCATCAGATACCCCTTGATGGTGCGCTTCTCTATCCTCACATTGTGTATGTAGAGGAAGTGGCCACCTATGGAGCTGATCTCGCACAGGCAGGCTATCACGCCGCCGACCCACGCGCCGAAGATGTAGTTTATGCCCACGAGCGGCAGAAAGCCAGCGCCTATCGCTTCCGCCACCATCATCAGCATGAGGTAGTCGATAAACTTGTTCAGGCTACGCCGCCACGCCCGCGAGCGGTGGAACTTATACACCTCCGCCAGCACCTTGTCACCTTGCTTTAACGCCTTGTCGCGCCTTAGCCTGCTCTCCTTGCAGCCGAAGCGGAAGTCGAGCATACATAGCAAGCCTATCGCTATCCAAATCCACTTGGAGTCCGCCAGCATCTGCGTTATCTCCGAGGAGAACAACGTCATGCCGAAAGCTCTTACCCCTGTATGCACGCTGTTCCCCGTCAGGAAACTTGTCTGTAATACCGAGCTGCCCATCGTCATACCTTACCTGTTATTGTCGTTATCGTTCTTTTCGTTCTCACGATTCTATATTCTTCACTCTTCGTCCTTCACTCTAAGGGAGGGGTCTACATCATCCACAACCCGCAACCAATCACGCCGCCAATGCACGTGAAAGCCCAGTCCAGCGCGTTGCTCTCACCCTCATAGGTCTGGTCGGCGACCTCCTTCAAGATGCCCACCACCACTGTCACCATCAAGGCGAAGCCAGCGCACGTCCAGCGTCCCTCGCCAGCCACGCCCTGCATCAGCATGGCCGTGAAGAAGGCTATCACCAAGCCAGCCAATAAGTGCAAGTACCTGTCAGCCCCTGCCTTTGCCAGCCACTCACCAATAATCTTAAACACATTGTAAACCTTTTTCATAATCTCTTTGTTTTTAATCGTTATCGTTGTTATTGTCTATTCAGCCCACCAAGCTATCCTTGCCGCCCTGTTCTCCGCCACCCTCGGCGGAACCTGTGTCCTCTTCGCTGGAGCCCTTGTCAAAGTCAATCATCTCCGGGTAGCCTGTGGTGTAGTCATAGTCGCACACCTCCTCCACGGTCGTCAGTTTCTCCACGGCTTGCAAGTGCCTCTCCGTGACGTTCTGACACTCCGAGGCGTACTGCTCAATCCTCGCCAGCATGTCCCTGTAAGTCGCCAGTGGGAACGTGTATTCCACGCCGTCCCAAATCTTCGTCATTTCGGTCTCGCCGTTGTGCTCGTAAGCGTCCAGGGCTATCTTCACCGCCTGTCGCTCCTCCAGCGTGAGCCACATCCGCTTGCCGCCCATCTTGAAGCCGTTTACCTCCGATGAGTTGTTGTAGCCGTTAATCTCGGTTATAGTGTCGTTCTTCGCGCCTTGCAAGTAGCGCGCCTTCATTGCCTCACTGTCCCTTGCCATAATCTGTCCGTTTTTATTAAGTCTATCATTGTCTATATCTCGTAATAGCTCCCGGCGTACTCAAACTTCGACACCAGTTGACTGCTCGTTGTGCGCTTCATGTACGCCCTCACCGTCCTTGCCACCTTGCCGCCCTCGTAGTAGTAGAACGTCTGGTAATACACCGTCTGCGTCGGATCGAGCACGCCCTCATTATCCACCATGTGCAGCTTCATGGGCAGGTTGCCGTCGTTAGGCTCGGTGTACCAACCATTGGGCAGAAGGAAATTCGGGTTAGGCCAGCTCACTCTGTTCGTCGTGTTGTAATAGTTCTTGGTGAACACGCAGCCGTCATAGATGTCGTAATTCTTGCTCGCGTCCGTCGTCGGTATCTGCTTGCGCCATATGTAGCACAGGTCGGCCTGTTGCCCCTTGGCCACGTAGAGCCAGTCGAAACTCAGTGCCGAGTTATAATCTTTTACCGCGCTCGTCGCCAGCCTCAAATACGCCGTGTCGCTGTGTGCCTGTTGCGTCGAGCTTATCAAGCTCTGCAAGCCGCTCGGCCCGATGTCGTACTTCTGCTTGCCGTCCGTGCCGTAAAAGGCGAGATGGGGCACGCCTGCCGCGTCGTAAAACACCGCTATTCCCGGCGTCACGCCGTCTTTTTGGAACCACACGGTCGAGTTGCCGCTTATCTCGGTGTGGCCTCCGCCGTTGTCCGTCGTGGCTATCTTCGTGGCCCGCAAGCCGTCATGGTCTATCACCGCCATCTCATTGCCGTCGTTGTCGCGGAACTTGGTGTTGCTCGCAGTCAGCGTTATCTCCTTGATGTCTATGTTTATCCCCGTGGCGTACAACGCCTGCTTGTCAACCATGTCGCTCCGCTTCTCCGTCCACTCCGTCATCGTCGCGCCCACCTCAAGTTTCGGCTTGGAGAGGCTTATCCCGTACCATGTCGCTTCCCAGTAAGACGATGATGACGACGGCGTGTTGCCCTGTCCTGCCTTTATGCAACGATAGTAAGTGCCGCCATACAGCACCACGTCATCCACGGCATACGTCGTGTAAGAGCTGTAAGTGTCACGGTCGTTGCCGCCACGCAACAACCTGAAGAGCACGTGCTTCGGGTCGGCCTTCGTCGGTCTCCAATGTACCCAATAGCGTTTCCACGTCGTGCCCGGTACGATGCCGCCCGACTGCAAGCTGCCGTCGCTGGGGTTGAAGTAGTCGTAGCCCCCCTCAATTTCCTCGGTGTTGGTGTAGCCTTCGCTCGGGTAGAGGTAGCATTGCAGACGCCCGGGGTTCGTGTATGCCTTGGCGTAGAACGAGAGCACGTAGTCCTCGTTCGCCTTCAGCCCCATGCCGTCGGTGGAGAATTGCAAAAAGTCAATGTCAATATTCGTGTCCGTCGGCGACAGTACCGCCCTTATGCTTGCGCTCTCGCCCATGCCGCCTTGCGTCACATTGTCGGGGTTCAGCGTCTCCACGTTGCCCGTCTTCGCCAGCGTGCCCGTGCCGTCCAGCAGGTTACCGCCCACGTAGTCATAGTCCTGCTCCGAGAGCGTCCAGCCGTTATACTCCTCGCCCTCCTCAAGCATCGGGCGGCAAACGAGAATTTCCGCCATTCCTCTCCGCAAGAGACCAAGGCATATACACACCTCCATGTAATTGGATTTCGCGTCGGAAGGTATCGTCACGATGTCCTGAATAAATTCCCACTCACCCTGCGACTTGACGGTAAACGAACCCATTTTCAGCGCACCATAGGGACGGGCATAACCATTTGCGCCATCCTGCAAGAAGAATTGCGTGCTTATCTCATAACCGCCTTCCGTTGACGAGAGGCGTTTAGCCCAAAACGACAATGTGTATTTCTTGCCTTTCGCCACCTTTACGTTTGAGTTTCTGCCACCGTCCCAGCTAATGCGAGGATATGCTGCCCCGGCATCCCTCTCGTTCCGCAGTCGCGCGCAGTTTACGCCATCGTAGCCGCCGTTGATACAGATGCCGTTAATGGCATCTTGCCCATCCTGTACGATAGAGCATCCTTCCCCTTGCTTCCTGAACGCGCTTCCGGGCAAGAGGTTGCGCCTGCCCACGCTCTTCTCCATCACCTTGAGCGAGATGTTCCTTGCCGTCTGCTCTATCTTGCTATCATACTGCTTCAGGTCGTCCTTCGTCGCGCTGTTCTTGCTCAGTTCCGTGTATTGCGACTTCAGCGTCTTGTTGTCGGCCTTCAGCCCGCCGTTGAACTTGGCCACGTTCACCGAGAACGGTATCGTCTTTACATACGTAGTCTTCGTCGTCGGGTCCGTGACGCTCACCGTCACGCTTCCGTTCGTGCAGCTCACCTCTACCGTCTGGCCGTCCACGGTCACACTCTGCTTATCCACGCGGGTTATCGCCACCACGTGAGTGTTAGTATTCACCGTTGCTTCGCAGTTCACGCACGAGCCCATCTTGTAGGTCACGCCGCTCACCTCCTTGCCGTCCCTCAGGCACATCAGCGAGGCATAGGCGTTATCCAGTCCAGTGGCCAGCCCGTTGTCGTCGGTGTCTATCACTATCGTCTCAGGGTCGCACAATATCTCGAAAGCACCGATGCCGTCGGCACCGTTTATTTTCACGGGCGTAGACCATGGCAATACGCACTTGCCGCCGCTCACCTTGGCCTGGCTCATCCACACCGTGTCCGAGACCGCCACCTCGTTGTCGGAGAGGTCGAGGCGGAAAAGGCCGTAGTCACCGTTGTCATCCCCCGAGATGTCCTTAGCGTAGGTCACGCAGATGAAGTGCCGGCCCGCCTTGGCCACGGTGAACGAGTACGCCTGCTCCACACCGTTGCCCGATGCGTGGGCAAGTCCCTGCCCGCGGAAGGAGGTGCCAGTGGAGGGCGCGGTGTCCAGCGCCCACACCTCCACAAGGTCGTAGTTCTGCTCCGAGTAGGCCTTTATCTCCACGTCCACCGTGGTATTGTCGTATTGCGTGATGAACGACACCTTCATCATTGCGTAGCCATAGTTGTAGCTCAGGCCGCTCGGCGACTTCATCCACGTCCGCCCGTCGTCCTCGGCCTCCGCCCACTCCTTGGCTGTCGCATCCGTTCCCTTGTTGTTGCCGTCATACGTGCCGCTCTCGTAGCCGCCGTACCTCACGTCAGTCACCTTCTCCCCGGCCGTGGCCGCGTCGGGCGAGAGGCTCCATCCGTCGCCTGGGTATTCAGGGTCGGTGCCCGTGGGCGCGTCAGGCTGCGTGTCGGCGTGCTTGTAGGCCATCACCACGCCGTCGCCCTGCTTGCCGTTGGAGTAGTTGGCCGTGGCCACCACCGTGCCGCCCACAAGCAGCTCCACCGTTATCACGCTCGCCGTGCCTATCGACGCGGTGTTGTTAGTGCCGTCAAAGGTATAGTAGTCGAATATTATCCTGCTGTAGCCACTGTTGAGGTGGTCGCTCGCGCTCTTTATCTCCGTGCCGTCAGCGTACACCTTGGCGGCGCCCAACACCTGCACGTTGCCGTAGCTCGATACCGTCATGCCCGTGGTCTTGGTGTACGCCACCTTTATGCCAGCGTGCTTCTTGTCGTCGCTCGATACCTCATAGGTAGACGATAGCTGCACGCCATACGTCACGGCGTCCTCTCCCTTGTCGCCGCTAATCTCCTTCCTCCAATCTTTCGACGTGTCGCTCGGCTCCGCGGTAGTCGCCTTACCTTTCTCCACTATGCACGTCCAAATGGAATCGTTGTGGCTCACTTGGTCGTAGTAGCGGTACTCCGTCCTCTCTGCCCAGTTACCACGGAAGTTCACTAAGGTTATCGGGTCGCCGCTCGCGCTTATCCACTCAAAGCTCGAAGACACGAACACCACCTTCTTGGGCGACAGTATGAACACCGTGTTCGAGTATTGGTTCACGCCGTCCCAGTGCCTGTAGTCCACGATGCCCGTCAACGCCACTATCCTCGGCAATGTGCCATCCTCCGTGCCCGTTGTCTCCAGCATCATCACGTTCGTTCGGCTCTCGTCGTTGTATTGGTCACGCCCATCAGCGTCACCGCTCGCGATCATCCTGTGGCCGTCCAGCACTATCGTGTCCCCTGCCTTCGGAGCGTCGTTGCCCGCGCTCTCGCAGTCGGTCTTCGAGAGGATGACCCAACCGAACTTCTTGCCGTCATACAAGTCCCTTGTTTGCTCCTTGCCGTCAGCGTCCGTATAAGTCTCCGTTATGGTCTCGTTCTCCGTGGACACGTCTGTCACCAGGCGCCAATAGTAGGTGTTCGACACGTTCTCGTAAACTCCCTCCTTGATGTCGAACGTCTGGCACTTCGCCTGGTCATACTTCCTCCATCCGTTCTGCGTCGCCGTCGTGCCGTCGTCGCCCAAGATGTAGCACTTCCAGCCAGTCACCTCGCCGTCAGCGTCAGTCACTGGCGACACGTGCTGCAACTTGCTCGACGCGCCGCTCAGATACACGTTGCCTCCCACGGCATAGAGCTTCCTTATCTCCAGCGAGTTGAACACCGCCTTGCCCCACACCATCAAGTCCGTGACCGACAGCGTGTATTTCCCCCGCGAGTTCTTCGTCACCCCGAAGCCCCTCTCCAGTGCCTCGTCAAACGCCAGCGAGCTTAACGCGTCAACCACCACGTTGCCTTTCTCGTCAAACTTGTAGCCGCCAGTCCCGAACGTCGCCCCTCTATTCAGCTTAGCGAGCATGTCGGAGATTAATCCCTTGGCAAAGGTTATCAACCCCTGCGCCGTGTCATTAAACTGTTTAGAGAGGAAATAACTCGTTCCGTATCTTGCAATCAGATTCCTTAACTGTGCCTCTGTATAGCTGCTACCGCCAGAACCATTCTCTCCACTTGCTATAATACTTTGTACATCATCTCTGAGTTGCGTAATAGTGCCTTTTATAGCTTGATTTCCTACCGTAATTTCCTGTATGAAGTCATAGTCAATATTAGTCGATAGCTTTAAGACGCGAGTGCTGAGCGTATATCCATTACCATCATCATAGGTTACTTTCTGTCCGATTTGCAAGCAAGGATTTTGCTCGACGAATACTTGCGGATAAGATTTAATGGTATAGTTATTTAAGTCAGACCGTAATCTTTGTATTTCTTGTATTGCAGCGTCAAGCAACCTTTGTTGTGCGTCTTTAATATAGATGCTATCAGCCATTGCAATATTATAGAGTACCGTAATATTGCACTTCAATGAAGGTAATGTCTCTCCCTTAGGCACAATCATTCCCGCTACATTTGTTGGTATAATAAGGTCGTTATCTTCTTGGTAAACGATTTCATAATCACCAGCAAGCACAGCGAAATCCTTGTCATTTACGTCATCCGAGGAATGTGAAGAAGAAGCATCTCTGTGATAAGTAAGTTCAAAACCGACATAACTACCGTTAGAGCCACGACCTGCGAGCGGAGAGGGAAGAGCGTCTTTATTAAAGTTAGCTTCAAATGAGCACCCAATATTCTTACCATTAACGAGCAAGCTATCGGTAATCTCGAAGTCATACCAATAATGAGTAACACCGTCGTCAATAGTTGTATTGATAATTTTCTTTCCTTCTACTTTTTCTGTTGTAGGATAAGCCAATCTCATATACCATATAGTGAAGGTCTTGTATTCCTTAACAGAATCATCTGTATTGTATGAGATAGGAATTTTCTCATTGTTTTTATCAAGCACATATTTAACTCGCCCACGCACATTATATACATAAGTGTTGAGCGAAGGAAAAATCTGAGAAAAATCAAGCACCTTCGTAAAGAGAGGTTCTTTCGCTTTATCCGCTCTAAGGTCAAAGGTTGAATACTTGTCAATAGAGTAGGGGCATTCCTTACCATCAATAGTTATAGTACCATTACCTTCATCTAATTGCAGACGAATATCGCCAGATGAAACATTCTCACCTTTGCTATTTACTTGTGTGATATTTCTTGTACCGCCGAAGATAGAGAAAGCGTTATAGTAGCCTTCTTTGCTAATATTGATACTTGGTACACCTACATTCTTTCCAACCTCTAAAACGACAGGAGTCGCGCCAATTAAGACCTTACCGATGTAGATAATTTCATCATCATAGTCAATGTGCCATTCGCAATTATCTCCTATGGCATTTACTATAGCAGACAGTGCAGATATAAAATCGTTATCGCTAAACGACACATTGATTGTGTTCGAGTTCGTTTCATCGTAATGTACCGTCCATCCAGCGTTCCCAAACTTAACTTCTTTGTTTAAGAAATCCTGCAACTGCTCGGCAATTGTGTGCATCGTGCCGACAAACGACCAGACATGTTGTTTAATTTCTTCATCTTGCGAGTTTCTTGTGCGCACGTAGAAAGGCACCTTGGAGAGTATCATCTTAGGGTGCTGAAATTCAGGCGTGTACTTCCAAGACATCTCATCTGTCTGTGTCGGCTCGTATGCTTCCAAGAGGAGAAACTGACGGGTAACTTCTCTTACTTTATCTATCTTATAAGTATGATTGATATATGCGCCAACTGGCAAAATTACCTTCTCGGTACTATTCCAAGAGAGTGAGATATAGTCTGATTTGGACAACTCTTCCTCTCGTTTAGCAGAGCTGGTAATTTCTGCTTGCATCAGCACATTACCTTCTACATCATATATGTCAATCATAACTTAATTCTATCATTTGGATTAGATTCCGTGAATTTGATTGTAAATTTACCCTTTTTCAGACCGTAATCACCAAATTGCGAGCACTGTGAATAAACAAGCTTGAATACACGTCTTAAACAAGGTACTTTCAGGCAAAATTGCCCCGAATAAGCTATCTTATCCAAGAAAGACTCGTATTTTTTCAAATAATCTTCTTGCGAATTGCCTTCAAGAAAGAAAGAGATACTTACGTCACGCTTATCTTTCTTGGCATACTTCGATGTGGCGATAACCGATTGTCCATGCTCTAATCGGCTATTGTTCGTCACATAGCTTTTTACTGGTGCCGGTGTCAGCAAGGCTTCTCGCCAACCCCTTACCAATGTAATACCGAAAGTATCAAGGTCAACGTAAGCGGAATCCGCTTCATCGACCAATTTAACAAAAGCATCATTCTTCATAACTTAATACTTATCCTTCATTAATTTATACATACTCGCGATATCCTCACGTATCAATATAATAGGTGCGGTATTCTTATTAATTGCTTCCAACTGCTCTAACCCCTGATACTGAATATCTCGCATTTCTGAGATATTATTATATGTCTGTTCGGCAAAGATGCGCAAAAAAGAAACATCAACGGCGATAGCTTTACGCACCTCGTTACCTTGCTCTTGGGCAATCTGCACCGCATAACCGATACCGATAAGGCTGCTTGCTTGGTCTGCGGTGATAGCTTCGATACCTTTACCCGTTGCTGTCTGCTGAGATTGCGCCTCTTTATACCCTGTTATTGCAGCAATATTATCTCTTATCTTCAAACCTTCATTAACGATATTATCATACTCTTTTTTAAGTATATCCAAATCGTTATTAGAGAGCTGTCCTTGCTTCATCTTATCTGCCCATTTTCCATAAAGGGCTTTAAGTCTCTTATTAGCAAGGTCATCAACGGCAAAGTTAAGCATAGACTTATTGAGCATCGTTGTGAAATTATTTGCGAAATCTTGCGCCGATTTACTCATATCCATAAGATTGCTGATAAAGTTGTCCTTTAACGAATCGAAGGTTGTCTGCGTAAGATTCTGATTGATTTTATCAGTCAGTTCTTCAAGCTTCTCAGCAAGGTTGGTATAGTTCTCCCAATACTCTGTTTTATCATACTTGCCCTGGTCAGTCATATTCTTCCATACATCTTGGTTGTATGTGCGAATATCCTTCATCTGCTCTGGAGTGAGCTTATAAATATCCTCCAAAGAGCTTACCTTGTTTATCGTAGAATTAACATAACCACCTCTTATCGCTGATTGCTGTGCTAACGTGCGATTGATAGCAGCATAGTCTTGCGCCGACAGATTCCAATAGTAAGCGTTAGAGTGATGCGCGCCGTGATAACCCATCTGCGATTGTAGAATTTCCATACTCTGCTTATAGATTTGCTTCTGTGCATCATAGGCTTTTTGATAATTGCTGACGGCACTCATTCCCGAAGTCTTATCAATCGAACTCTTCAACTGCTCAATAGAGTATTGTAATCGCTCGTTTGATTCCGTAAGGCGATTAGTAGTCTCCGCAACCTCCTTCGCATTACTTCCATTACCGATACCAAGAGCACTACCAAGCGATTTGATAGCACTTACGCCTTTGATAGCTGCCCCGATATAGTTGCCCGTAGCAAAGTCTGATACCGCTTGCGAACCCTTATTGAATGCGTCTGCGCCACTTTTAAGCTTCTTCCCAAGCTCTGAATCACCGAAGCCGAGAGCATCAATTAATTCGCTTGCCTCTTGTAGCTTCTTAGCAACGTTACCGATGCTTTCTGCCCATTCATTAGCAATCTCCTTAATGGACTTTCTTGCCTTATCTTGTGATATATTTGCATCCTCCTGTGCCTTCTTTACTTCCTTTGTTGCTTTTCCGACCTTTACCTCAGAAATAGCGAGCTCATCAAAGAGTTTCTTTAATTTTTCAAGCTGTTTATTGCTAAGGTTTGTCTTATTCTCATTGAAGAGTGTGCTCTTATTCTGAGAAGTTATCTTATCGGTACTTACAGATACTCCCGTCTCCGCAAAGACTTTCTGGATAGCAAATTTCGTAAAAAACTGCTGCTCTTGTGCGCTAAATTGCTCAACTGTGACTTTTTTTAAACGCTCTTGTGCGTCAGTAGCTTCTTGCAAGAGCCGATTATATTCACGCACCTTCTCGTTAGACCATCCCCACTTATCGGTCTGCTCTGAAATTGCATTATCAATCTTACCAATTTGTTCAGACACAACCTTCATATCATCAATATCAAGAGTACCCGAACCGAGAAGGTCTTTGAGCTTTTTTCTTAGCTCTTCGAGATAAGATTTGCTCAATCTCCCCATATCAGAGAAAACAGAATCCCAGTTGATAGAATCCTTGAAATCCTTGAAATTAAGTTTCTTTAGCTGCTCTCCAAGGTCAGTTTTTAACTTTGCTTCCTCGAAAAGATTACCTTTTGCCCTTGCTTCTTTGATTTTCTCATTATACTCCTCAACGATGACGAACTTCTGCTGTTCGAGGTCGCCATACTCCTTCAGGTATTCACGATATGATTTCAATTCATCGGCATAAATCTCATTATTATATGATTCTACAGTCTTTTGCTCAATGATGGTATACTGCTCGGTAATCTTCTTAATATTCTTTGAATCAAGATGTTCCTTATCATTCCAAGTCTCAGCCTTGCCACCCTTTGCCTTTATAACCGATTGCTGTGCGTCAAATTCAGCTTTCTGTCGGTCACGCTCTGCCTTGATAGCTGCATTCTTTTGCTCTTCAATCTGCTCAATCTCTTTGGACAACTCTCTTTTGCGCTCGGCAATGACCTTCTCTTCACCTTCCTTCATTGCCTTAATCTTAGCATCAGTTACCTGCTGTTCCAAAGACTGCCAAGCTTTTGCTCTTTCATAGGCATTCTTGTAGATTACTTCATCAAGCTTCCCCTCTGCTGAACTAATCTGCTTCTGCTGGGTAGCATCCTTCTTTGCATCGGTTTTACTTTTGTTTGCAAGTGAGCGTTTTGCTGCTTCCTCTTGTCTGATAAGCATTCTTTGCTCGCTATTCTGCTGAACCTGTGTTCTAAGAACCTGCATTCTAAGTTCACGCTCTGCGGCAATATCTTTCAAAGATTGAGTATGCAATTTAGTTTGCTTCTCATGTAGTTCAACGAGCTGTTGTTGCTGCTTTATCTGAAAATCGTATTTCTGTCTAATAAGAGCCTTTGCCTCCTCAATGGCAGCGATTTTCTCCTTTCCTTGTAAGGTATATATTTTATTTCTTACCTCGGCTATTTTTCCATCAAGTTTGAGCTGAGTTTCTTTATTCTTATTGATAGCTATCTGTGTTTCTTGAATCTTACCTGCAAGGGAAGCAGCTTGCTCTGCCTTTGTAAGTATTCCATTGAATGCCGCTCCTAACTTCTTTGATAAATCTTCATTGGTAAAAGCATCATAAGCTGTCTTAACTGCGCCTATTGCACCTGACATACTCGTTTTAAATGCACCAATAACAGTTTCGCCAGCACCTTTAATTCCATCCCATGTTTTTTTGAGACCAGCAGTAAAGGTGTCCCAATCCATATTTAATACACCTTTTATGGTTGTTCCGAGGCCACCAATAAGATTCACCGCAGCTTTTACGGCGGTTCTGAACGTCTTGACGAAATTATTACCGAAGTCACGAAGAGGACCGTTTGGCTTGGTGAAGCACTTGTACAGGTATTCTCCGAAGATAATCACAATATCTGTGATAGACTTAGCAAGAGAACCAAAGTAAGCCATCAGTTTTGTATAGACCTTCTGACCCTCTGCGGATTTAGTCATCCATGTATGCACCGCCTTAAAAGCAAGGGCGATTGCAGCAATCACCGCACCCACAGGTGTTGCACACATCCCCCATAATGCTTTTGTAACCGCCTTTATACCTGAAAGTGCGCCGCTTAAAGGTAGCCCAAATCCTCCGATAGCTTTAGTAAGGTTACCAAAATTTTCTTGTAACTTCCCGTTTGCTGTGATAACATTAATCGCACCATTCTTGAAGTCCTCCATGCCAGCCTTGACTTGCGAGAACTCTGCGGAAAAACGTTGCCCGAAGCTACTACTGCCTATCTTGTCATTTAAGGCAGTGAATGGAGCTTCAATCTTAGACTTGACATTGCTGCCAAACTCTTCGACCTTATCTTTTAGTTCAGAAAGTTGGTTGCGAAATCTGCCAATAAATGTTTCTTCGTTCTTTTCTTTTATCGCATTTTGCAGAGCTTGTATCTTATCTTTCGTTTCATCTATCTTGCTATTAAGCTCGCTGAGCTTCTGTTTTTGAGTATCGCCAAGAGACTTGCCATTGAATTTATCAGCTTCTGCTTGTAAGTCTTGCAATTTAGATTTGCTGTCGCTGAGCTGAGAACGTAGGTCGTCTAACGAGGTACTGCTTACATCTATTGATACGCTCTGTGTCTGCGGTTCAGTAGGTATTATAGTTTCGCCGCCTTGTATCTGTTTCGCCGCACCCAGCAAAGTGTTATATTCTTCTAAATCGGCATTAAGTCGTTGCTGAGTATCTTGCCAGTTTTCCATTTGCGATTGCAAGTCTGCAATCTTCTGCTGAGCTTCATTTATCAGATTGTTGTAATAGTTAGTGCCTTCTCCAGTCGCGTTGTCGTCTGGAGTAAGGTTAGCTAAGGCTTGTTTATACTTTTCAATTTTCTCCTGCTGCTTGGCTATTGCATCAGAAGCATCAGATATTTTCTTCGCAAAATCTGTACCATCAAGTGTTGCTTGTATCTCTTTGATACTTTCCTCGTACATTTTAATGTCCGAACGTAAATCCTTTGAATTTTCAGATTGCATTCGTTCAATCTCAGCACGACCCGAAGCAACAGAAATATACTGCTGCAAGGCTTCTGTCAGATTTTTAGTTGCTTCTACATTCTGATTCTCGGCTTCTGCATTCTGTGTTGCTGCCTCGGCATTAGCCACGTGTGCCGCTGCTTCTGCTGATGTAGCGGTTGCTGCCGTTGCTGCCGTAGCCCCTACAGCAACATTTGTTGCAGACTGAACACTATTTGCACTCGTGCTTGCAACAGAAAAAGCACTTAATGCTTGATATGCACCATTTACCTGAGAGATAGAATTTTTAACCCCATCATAAGATTCAACGAGGTCTTTTACATCACCTTTCGCAAGTTCCAAAGAATGCTTTTGAGCATCAATCTGCTTGGTAAGCGAATCGAATGCCTCTGAACCTTTTTCAGTCTTAGCTAACTGCTCGTTAAGTTTACCGATAGTGCCTTCAATGGTTTCAACTCGTTTATTGGCGGTATCAATCATTTCAGGTACTAATTGAATCCCCTTAGTAGCTTCATCCATAGCAGATTTGAGAACCTGCATAGCCTTGGTGGTCTTTGTCGCAAGGTCTTCATCGGATTGCGCCACATCGTTAAGTGCCTTATTCATTCTATTAGATAAGGCTTCTGTATCAACGCCGACACGGTTCAAACCATCACAAAGCTTATCAAGTGATGCTTGAATATCGGAAATATCCATCTGTCCGCTGATGCCAAGTATCTCTTCTGCTGCCATATTGCTATCTTTTATTTTTTTACATCATATCCATAAAGAAGTCATTAGCATGAATAGCCTTGTCAACTCTATGATATTTCTTTTGAGCTAATCTAAGCTCATTATCTCTACTTTTACCACTTCCGCTGGTCGCTTCTTTCTCATCCACTTTAAAAGATGGAATGGAGCGATTAAGTAACATTATCGTTAGGTATGAGCGATTAAATACGACCTCCTCGTAACTCATACGAAAATATTTCATCACTCCTCCGATTGTTGCCCAAGGGGAGTCGTTCTCGGCTCCGTCATTATTTTTGTCTGGGTCAGGAAAGTGATAGAGGTTAAGAAAAAATTTGCATTAAACGAACTGCTGATAAACTTTACAAGTTCATTGAATGCGACAATATCCAAATGCTTACAGATATACCTGTGCCATAGCTTGCGAGCCCATGCCTTGCGGAATGCGCAAACAATGAATATTTCGCACATTAAACGCGCATCATTGTTGCGCTCAAACAGCTTTTGAATAATATTGATTTTTTCACCGCCTTGCCAAGATGGTTCGGGCATATCGTTTGCATAAACGCCCATCTCATAAATCTGCATTAAGGTAAGGGGTTTCACCTTGAACGAAAATTTACCTACTTTAATCTTAACTGTTGCTTCACTTAGAGTTTTTGCAATCTTTTCTTTATCTCCCGTATTCATTTCTATAATGTAAAACGGCGGTGTGGCTTAGGGGAACACCTGTCGCCTCACCGCCGTTGCGATATTTTACTTTTTACTTGCTTTTTATCCAAGTTTTACATCGGAAGTCAGAGCCCAGCGATGGCCGCTAACCTTATCGCCCTTGGAGTCAAACACGGCCATCTGTCGGCATACGATATTAAGATTAGGAAGCCCAGATTTGCCTATGGAACCGCTACGGGTGACAGTGAGCTTCATCTTCGACCATTGGAACGTCTTAGATGGGATGTCGTCCAAGTCCTTTGTCACTATCTGAATAGCTTTATAACATTCATTCTCCGTTGGAGCTTCATTCTCCCACTTGCTCTCATCTGCCGTATATCCAAGGAGGTTTTCAAAATTCTCCTTGGATAAGTCGTAGGTCTGTACAGTGAAGCCCTTTGTTGCAGCACTTGACGTAAGTACCGCGTATGGGTCTTCTGAATCCTCAATCTCTACATCGGAAGTTTGGGCTGCTTGGTCGTTAAATGTCAAGCTTCCTGTGACAATAGCCTTTATCGCATTTGCAAACGATGTTGGATAGCCACCGTTAGCCACACAGTCAGCAAAAGAGAAACTCTTTATGCCGAATACTCCATTTTTTGCCATATTTTATTCCTTTAAGTTATTGTATGTTACATTAAATTTCATGTTCACGTAATAAGTATCATCGTTATCTTTAGTCGGTCTTGAAACTGCGTAAAGGTCGAAGTAACACCCTCCAAGATAGATTTCTCCATCATTCAACAGCCCCATAATATTATGCGTATAACTTTTTAATTTTGCCGTATTCGGCAAATTTTGAGCGGTCTTAGGGCAATGTATGTTCACGTTGATAACACCCTCGCTCACAGCTTCGTCATACACGAATGGAAGATGATTAATAACTATGTAATCTCCAGTTGGAAAATCCTCTGGCACTTCATATTTGTAAAGCCTTCCTTTTCCCAACCCTATTTCCTTATTCTTTGCAACAAGGAATTTATACAAAGCCGTTAGTACATCATCTCCTAATATCATGGTTAACCATCAGAATTAATCGTGTTAATTACCTCTTCAAATATTCCCTTCATTTCCTCTCTCAGGTAATGCTTCGTCAATTGCAGTACATTATAGCTATGGTTCTCCTCGACATACTTACCGTATCGCATTCCTGCGACAATAACAAGCGAGTAACCTTTTGGTGCGACAACGCCTTCCTTTTGTGCATATTCGGCAAGCGCATTACTTACTCCCTGCTGTCCTTCTTCTGTAGCTTCGGGTTTCGGAAGCTGTCCTTCTTGCGAAGTAATAAGTTCCCCGTCAAGATATAAGGCAAAAGAAATGGAATTTTTTAGATTCCCAGTCCTATCTTTATAGCCTTTATTATCCTTTGAATATACAACGGCATCTTCGGCAAGATGCAATAGCCGTATATTAAGATAAGATATTAGCTTATTCCTTTTCTCTTTGAGTCTTCCCTGTAACACTTCACGTCCTTTTAACTTTATCTCAACATTAGCCATGCTGCTGCTATAACCACAATTTTAGGTATCGGCTTTTCAATGTCACAAAACCTTTGACTTCCATCTCTCGGTCTATCGTCCCATCTTTTTTGGCTATCCACACCTTGTCTCCCTCTTTAGGAAGCAAACGGTAACGCTTCATGTTAAGAGGTGCGATAACCTCGTATGAATAGACATATCTTTGACCATCGAGTAAAGTGATAAAGTTCGCCCTTGAATTTGGCAACAAGATACATTTACCAAAATCTATGTACCTAATACCGACAGGTTGTAATGAATCTCCATTTTCATCAATTGTATCATGTGGTTCGTTCTCGTTATCATCGAAATTAATAGAGCCATCATCGTTCATGTAGTAGCACCTACCACCGATTTCAAGATAGCCAGGATTAAAGACCTTCGCACATACTTTCAACGAATCCTCGAAGTTCATCTTACCAAACCTTTAGAGCCGTAAAACCGTAATCATCCGAATCATTATCCATAACGAGGTCAGCATCCAACCCAGCGTCTTTAGCAATTGACTTAACCATGCCATCAATCAGCGTTTGCTTCTCCTTATAAGACTGTGAGATGCCGCCAACGTTCTCACTTGACAGTACTCGCATCTTATAGAGCAGTCGCATTGCAGCATAGGCAACAGGCTTCTTTAATTCGACAGAATATTCTCCATCAACGGAAGCTTTCACGTCAAACCTTGCCGCAGCGTCAATGAACATTTTTTCCAAGGCTTCATCGGAAGTGGAAAATGGTTGAATTTCGCTTGCTATAGCCTCTAAGATTGTCATGCTTCCCTCATTATATTATGCGAACATATTTATTTATACTCTCAAGTCTCCGCTCTAATCATTGGTAGTCTTGAGAATAAAGAGGTCGTTAAGACCATTAAATACAGGCTGTGCCCACATGTCGTAGTTGATGTGATAGCCGGTCTTATCGCGCCAGTAGCCCACAAGGTTATCGTCATGCGTAGAATACGACACATTAGGAATCGGGTCTACCAACTCCAGGGGGTCGGAAATCTTGATAATGGCAACATTATCAGCACACTGTGCAACAACGCGGTCATCGGCGATAAGGTTGACATTCGTACCGTCTGGGAGAGTAACGAACTGGTCTTCATCAATTTGTATTGTCGGAAGCAGCGTAGAACGCAGATAGGTGTTCACTTGGTCAACCGTAAGCATTGGCACGGCAGGGTTTACCTGTACAGTGCCAAGGTTGAGCTTGAACGTGTCCTTAATCTCCTTTGCCTTGCACATCTTGTAAAATGTGTTTTCGGACATACGAAGTTTTAGAATCTTGCGGCCATGCTTTTTCGTTTCCTCCTTGAGCTTCTTAATATCAGCGATAGGGGTAGAGTTATCCTCGCCCCAGTTGGTGGTTACCGCGAGCTGCTTGATACCGAGGTCGAAAGTGTAGGATACATTGGCCTTGGCATTGTTGCTGCGCGAAACGGTCTGAGTGCCTTTGTAAAGACCCTCGTAGTAGAGCATATCTATGCGCTTGTGCGGTGCGATAACGGCACGCTCAAACGGGCGGAAAGAGAACTCAATGAGCTTGTCGTACTGCGCGTTGAGTTGCGCCTGTGTATAGTTGCGACCTTGTAAGTCACGGTAGCGACCTTCAAGCTGATGCATCTGGTCGAGATAGTCGTTGTCAAGCTCCCACTCATCGCCATAACGGCCTATTGAGCCTGTCAATTGACCGAAATCTGGCATGTGATGTACAGGCTTCTCAGCGTTCTTGGCGATAACAGAACCCACCATTGCTGCTGTGTATTCGGCGAGATTTGCTTGATAGACTTTTGCAGCGCAATAGTCCACCTGCTTAATCTCGTCTTTCCACAGAGCCTTATAAGTCGAGGTCTTCATATTCTCGTCAATATAGGTCTGAAAAGACTTCGGGTCTAACAACTGCTTCAATATGTTGTTCATACCTTTTCTATATTAATATTATTGTTTGTGTTTACTGAACCTTGAACAAGGCGATGCCATTAGCATTAAGTCCTGCCTTAATCTCTTTATTAATAGGATATGGGAGTGAAGCCTCTTCGACTTCCATAACACGGAGTGTCGGCTCTACCTGCTGCGATGCGTCCTTGTCGAGTTCCTTTGTGGCGTAAGTAAAGCCGAGGATAACGTCTTTGCTTGCATCGAAGTCGGAAATGACGGTATTTGCCTCAATGTCCGCGTCGAGAGCTGTCGAGAGAGTAACGGTGTCGAATGTTGCAGTTCTTGCGATTGATGCGATTTTCTTGCCACCGATAGTGTCACCCTCTTTGTAGAGTGAGCCTGCTGCGAGTTTTACGGTCTTTGTGGTACTTGATGCTTTCTCCGTAACCTTTGCAGTCTTTATCACAATGGCCTTGCCGCCAGTACCGAGTTTTACAACAGTACCTTTGGGAAGCCACTTCAAGCTATCTGGCAGATTGCTCTGGTCAAGGTCATAGCCACCCTGTCTGACGATGCACTGCTCTTCCCACCAGGAACCCTCCTTAATGTCGGTCGGCACGGTCTTTTTGAGGTACATTCCTTTATAAGCCATACTTTACTGATTTTTGATAGTCATTACTTTTGTTTATTACTTTGCCGCCGCGCCTTCGGGCTTTGGAGCGTTGCGCTCGGCATATCCCTCCATGCGCTTGACGAAATCATCTTGCTCGTTCTGAGGAGTGCTTGTTGTCGGGGCTGCCACAAACGTACCGCTTGCGACAAGCGACTGCTTCAAAGCGGTATAATCATTGCTTATCTGCTCCACGACACTGTTAAGGTTCTCCTCTTTATCGAGCGTGTAACGCGAGCGGAATACTTCGGGGATGTCTTTCAGTTTCTCGTTGCCTTGCAGCAATGCGGAGAGCCGTGTTTTCTCCTCTCGTTCCTTGTAAGGTGCAAGAGCTGCCGTTACTGCCTCGTTGATGGCCTTCTGCTGTTCAGCCTTTGCTTCGGCAATCATCTTGGTCACGTCATCGGCAGTAAGCGGTGTTGTGGGAGGTGTCGGCGGTGTCGGTGGGGTAAGAGGTCCTGTTGGTGGTACGGTTGGCTTTACATAGCCTTTGTACTTCTCCGTTGTCTCGCTTACCGCACGGTTGAACGCCGATTGCATCATGCCCACATACGGCTCAACGGCTGTAATGGCGTTTGTAACGTCCTCGTCTTTTGACTCATCTGTTAGACTGCGACTTGCTATAATCTGGTCTACCAGCTTGTTGAGTTCGTCCTTCTTCAAACCGTACTTCGCGAATGACGTTTTGCAAGAAGCAAGCACTCTTTCTTTTATTGTCATAGTATTCTCGTTTATGTTATATGGTATTTTTCACCTCAAAGTTATTTATATATTTCAATAACAAGATACGATCTATTGACATTGTATAAACAGAGGCGACTCCGTGTATAAACACAAAGCCGCCTCCGTTTGTTGTCATTACGCAATTCTTAGCAAATCACAACGGATTACTTCTTGCGAAGAATCTTCTCTTTGCCGTTGTTAATCTCGGATATATAGCCGACATTTATTTTATTAAACAAATTATCGGCAAGCGATTTGTCGCTCATGTGACGAGCTTCGTCAGTTTGCGCGTTAAAAACACAATATACCTTTGTCTCCATTATTTTCTTTTTGTTTACTATTTTCTCTCTTTCCATTTGATTGTATGTTTTAATGATTCCTTCCAATGTGCCATTTGCTGCAAATTTCGCAGAGGTACGGGTGCTCGCCCAATACTTTCAATCTCGGGTTCTGATTTAGAAACTCCCACGCCTCGTCTTCCGTGTCGTAGCCGACCTTCTGCTTCCACGAATTACCGTGCTGCTTGCGCGTCCAATGCCGTTTGTCTGGGCGCAGCGTATGATATGGTGCTTTATTCCTGTATTTGCCAATATACATAGCTTATTATATCCAGTCGTCTTGTATATAATCCCGTTTCTTTTCTCCACGTCCGTTCTTCCACAGCTCAAAACCGTATTCTCGCATTCTTTGCTCACCGCCTTTTGCAAGATAAAACGTCGGCTGTCCTCCAGCATCAGTTCGTATTATTGCCGCGACGCTACCAAGTCTAAGGGCTCTTTTCGCATTTGTATATGCTTGTTTAACCATATTGTTGGTAATATGTGCATCCGCAAAATCATTAGAGGTCTCATCAAGATATTTCTTGCTTCCGTCTTTATAAAGAACAGTCCATGATATATCCTGTATTTGGTGCCCCCACATTTCGTTTACGAGGTCATCTTGAAACCAAGCCACCATATTGTCTTTGCTTTCGGGCAAATACAATGTGGCATCACCTAAATCATCAGAAATAGCTCCTGTGAATCCTGCTTCCATAAGCGCAAGTTCTTGCTGCTCTTGGTCAAGCTCTTGCCATTGGTCATAATCAATGTCCCCTGATTTGGCTATACCGCTTACAATCGCGTCCCATTGCCTTTGCGACAATCCTTCTTGTTCGTTTACCGATGTTGAAGGATTCTTGCGTCTGGTGTTTCCGCTATTTTTGGCCATAAAGTTTTCTTTTTATGAGTTCTAATTTTGCTTCTACTTTTTTAATGTCTCGTGCATCGTGGTTACTCAATCTAACGACGTGATAGCCCATGCGCCAAATTCCTGCGGAGCGGTTGCTGTCTTTGCGCTTTTGGGTTTTGGTGTAGTGATAACCTCCGTCGAGCTCAAGGATAGTCTTTAATTCTGGAATATAGATATCGGCAAAGTACAGCTTCATTCCCGTTACGATGGGTTGTTGATGAACAATCTCATACCCAAGTAACATGCAATTCTTCGCTGCCGCTTTTTCCGCTTCGGTCGTATGAGATAGTAGGTCGCAGCGCATCTGCCTTATCAAAGCTTTACTTGGTTTCATTTACCATTTTTCTTCCCAAATAATAGCTGAAAGACTTTCTTGCCCTTGACGGTTATCCAAGTCCGCAATCCTGCATGGTCACTGTGGAAACTCTTGAAGTCTTTTAATTCGAAGAGGTCATTGGCATACTTTGCAATCGGGCGCAGTTCTCCTTTCGGTGTGCGATAGATATATCCTTTGTCTATAAGCAGGTTTATGAACTCGCTTTGCTTCAGTCCGATTTCCTTCGCTGTATCACGGAAGCCTGTGAGCAGGGAACGCTCCACAAGTTCATCGAAGTATTGCGCCTTTGGTTGCAATTCTTGGTTTTTCGCTACGAGAGCTTGCTTCTTTCTTTGTTCTTCTATCCACCGCTCGGCGCGCTTGATTGGGTCTTCAATCTGATATGAGGCAAGTGCTCCTTCTCTTGCAATTCTCTCACATTCGATAAAATACTTGCGAGCGAGGCGACCTTTCTCGTTGTTTTCGACCATTGACAACTCCTTTGCCATGTCAATAGATAAAGCATATTCGATGGTCGGTCTTCCACCTTGGGAGTTTTTGACAATTTTGTCAAAAACCTCATAGTCTTGGTTTTTAACGAACCCATACTGTTCAATACGCTGCTTAATCCAAGTAGCAAACTCTCTTTTGTTGCACAAGAACTGATGTAACTCTCTTGCATTGACGGCACGTTTGCCGCAGTACTCTAAAATCTTAATTAGTTCTGCCATATTTTGCTATTTTAAGTTCTCCAACATCCTAATCTCGTCCTTGATATAGAATATGGCCTTTTTGAGGTCTTCAATCCGCTTCTCCTTCTCCGTCTTGTCACCATCGACCTTGCCTTTCCGCATAAGGTATTTCAAAGCGTTGCCAACGGCGAAGTCAAAGTGTCGACAGATATCGATAGGCTCAACACCGCATAGTTCTTTCAGCCAAGCATAGTGAGACGGATGCTCAACATTATTGCATTTATTTTTCTCGTCAATCATAAACCATTTTTTGTTTTTGAGCGAAATATACTTTTTATAATCTATATACACCATGTTTAAGAGAGACCAATATCATGGGAGTGGCAGGTCTTATTCACAAGTCTATATATAGGCATGGAATATCCATTAACTATATATGTGTTAGCTAAGACCTTGAAGCAATAATTTTTGGTCGTAAAAGTAAAACCTGGGACTTTGTAGAAATTTACCCCTTTCTTGTAAAATTTCAAAAAATGGTTCTTGACCAACAAGTATCCATGTTTTAGGGCATTTCTGACATAATCAAATGCCGACCTCAATGATATGCCCAAGCGTGAGGCTATCGTTCTGTAAGACATCCCATATTCGTGGAATACATTATCCCTTGCGTACTTCCTTATTATCTGTTTAGCATTCTTCACAGTCTTGTAATCACGAGAATGCCTTGCGTCAAGAATGGCACGGTGGATAAAATTCTTCCGCTCCTGCAAGATACATACTAATATAGCCCACAATGCTTTTTCTACGTCACCCAAGGATGGTAACAATGCATTAAGTATCTTCTTGTTTCTGTTTCCATGTTTTGAAGTTATTGACTTAAATACAAGACACCCATTACATATTTCAGCAAGCCCCCGCTCCTGTAAGGTGGCTAACCTCTTCTTTATTGTCAACGGATGTACTCCTGTGATTGAGCTCAACTTAGCATAAGTGAAGCCCTTGCATATATTCTGGTTCGTCTTCTCATGATAGAATATGAGGAAAGCAATGGCTTTCAGAAATGCCCTGTCTCTGAACATCCTTATCGCTATGCTGTTTCTTATATTCCGAATCATATTCTAAATGATAAGGACCAAACAGGATAAGCGAGTGCGTATTTCTTATCCGTCTAGTCCATTTATATAGAGCCCCTCTGGGCAGCCTAATCTATATTTATCACGCGCTCCTTATATGGTCGCAAAGTTAAAAAGAAAATTTCAGATTCAACCTTAAATACCGTTAAATTATTAGTTTTAATATTAATATCTTAAATTTTTCCCTAATTTGCTTGCCTATCTGAAAAGTTATTATTAATTTTGCGGCATAATAAATAATAAAAGCATGATTACACTGATAAATACAGCCACAGGCGAAGAGTATAGGTATACGGGCACAAGTAGGGAGTTTTGCACAGAGGATTCTTTCTGTGTAAATGCCAAAGGGTCAAATAGTTTCAAGAGTAGGTTCAGAGGCGTGGCCGCAGGTTTTATCCTTGGGAACCATACGGTTCAGGTCTTGCTCAGAGAGCCGTTTAAGGTTAAAGAATGTTTAATAAAATAAGATAGTGACATGAAAATAAAGACCGACGACATAAAAGAGTTTCTGTTAACTTTCTCATTAGGAAGCCTCTCCATGGCACTGGCTTATATTATCTTATGGTTATCCGCTGTACTTGGATAGTAAAACACACTCAAAACATACACAACATGAAAGTAAACACATTCGGCAGCATGCCTCAACGCTCAGAGGCAACCACAATCGTAGCAGAACCCATCAAAGCAGTTAACGAGGTTCAATTTTTCGACTTTAACAAGCAAAAGTGCCAGAGACTTACCCTTGGGCAACTATCAAGGACAAACAGGGAGAATCGTGGTGATGACAACACACCCATGCATGGCATCTATCACTTCGCCCTTATCCAGAGACTCATAGATATGTGTGCCGAGCACGGCTATAATGCCGATGTCTACGACCTGTTCGCCACGAACAACAGGGATAAACAAACGCCAGGAGTAAGTCTTTATCCAGAGCTGGAAGCAAAATACGGCCAACGAGCGGTGCAAGCGCATACTCTTCGCAGAGTGTATGCCAACGTCCGTCTCACGAACTTTGACAACGACGAGCTTACAACCTGTCTTGCTATCGCCTACACGCAGAAGGGCATCCAAGTGGGGTTCGGGACAAACGTCAAGGTTTGCCATAACCTTAATATGTTAGGGCAAGGGCAATTCGTGGCAGATTACAAAATTCACAACCATTATGCAAGCGGTGACAACTACAAGACCGACCTAAAAGGGATTATGGCAACCGTCGGAGGCTGGCTGACCGATGCCGAACACATCGTTATCAGCGAGCGAGAAACTATTGAAAGGATGAAGGAGACGATACTGACGGCAGAGCAACTGTACATGATAATTGGCATGCTCACGAGTATGCGTGTTGCTTGCGATACCAACATCAAGGCAATAAAGTACACAGGTGGCATATATCCGCTTAATCAAGCGCAAATCTGCCGATTCACGGAGAATTTGTTGGTAACGCAACACGAGAAGAGGCGCATAAGCGCATGGGACTTGTATAACAGCGCAACCGAGCTGTACAAACCAATGACGGCAGAGACAAACCTTATCATGCCACAAAACATGGCAATGGTACGTTTCCTTAGAGAGCAAGAGATATTCTAATCAAATAACACGGCAAGGAGGTGTTCTCCTTGCCTTAAAACGATAATTATGGAAAATTACAACATTAAGTTAAACCTAATGAAGCTCAGCAGAGCTGGCATTATGCAAATTCAAGGCCGTGGCGAGGCGCTCCGCTGCCTGGTTATCCCAGTAGAGGAAAATCACCTCTTTATCGGCATGGACGAGCAGAATCGCCCAAAGTCTGCCTATCTCGATGTTTCGGCATGGGCATTACGTAACCCGAAATATGACGAGACGCACATGATTAAGCAATCGTTGCCAAAGGAGGTGCGTGAACAGATGAGTGAGGAGGAAAGAAAGGCACAGCCTATACTCGGAGGCATGAAGCCTATGAACATAGAAGCCCGCAATGGCGCATCCAATTGCGACGCTCCTTTCGCACAAGTTAGTGATTTAGACGACCTGCCCTTTTAGCATAAGGCTTCTTGTAAACGCAGGTTTTAAGTTGGTTCTAAATTATTGAGTATGAGAACAAAGACATCCATTTGGTTCGAGGTAGGGATTAGCTATCCGCAGGCACAAGAAAACGGCTCACTGAAAAATGTCACAGAGAAGTATGCCGTTGACGCAATGAGTTTTACTGAAGCTGAAAGCGTGGTAATCCATGAAATCGCTACTTGCATAAGTGGCGAGTTAACAATAAAGTCGGAGGCGCAGGCTTCTTATAAGGAGGTTTTCTTCTCCGAGACGAGCAAGGAGGACAACTGGTATAAGGCGAAATTGCAGTCTATCGCCTTCTCTGAGAAGACAGGCAAGGAAAAACGGAGCAATACGATTTATCTTGTACAAGGCAGTTCAATGGCCGGCGCATTGAAGAATATTGACGCGGTGATGGGTGGTACGTGTATAGATTACGAGGTCGTCAGTCTGACCAAAACACGTATCATCGACGTGTTCGAACATACAGAAGAGAAAAAATAACAAAACAAAAAGATTAGCATTATGGGAAGACCAAGAAAAAATACAGAACCAGAGCTGCATTCAGCAATTAACACAGAGAATCTCGGCGTTGATTTACAAGCAGAAAACATCTTTTTTGAAGGCGATGTGCCCTCGGCTTGCATTAAAGCCACAGGGCCTGGGGAATACCTTATCCTTTGCCCACAAGATGTAGAGTTGAAGGATGGCAGGGTAGTAATCAAGACAGGCGTAACATTGAAAGATGGTGTTCGTGCCATAGTATTGCCGACCGTGGACAACGCCTCATTCGGCATTAAGGCAGAAAACGGTATCATGCTGGATAGGACGGACGTTGAACCAATGTCTGTACGTGGCGAGATACGAGTGTGCCTACACTGCGATGATGATGTGCTAACGAGTGAGGTAACGCCTTACGGCTCGACTTCGAGGCATGTAAGGTTACTCGCTGGTACGGTGCTCGCTCAACTGATAATCATACAGTAATGAACGTAAGCTACCTCAAAGGTCTCCTTGCGCAGTATAAGGTACTGCAAGAGTCGGGCATGGTTATTGAGGTCAAGCTGATAACCATGGTAGGAGAGTATTCTATAACCAACGCCTCCGCAATTGCCAAGATGCTACAGGCTGCGATTACGGAGGCGGAAAGGGAAGTGAACAATGAAGACAAACAATGTAAGACGGACAAGAGCCAAGCGTGTTGTCGTGGTGCAATTAAGGGATAAGCCCCCCAGGGCTTTCCGGAATTGTCCCGATATATACAAGGCATACACAAGGGGACAGCTTGGCATCTGCCTTAATGCGCTTTGGAACGCCTTGGCAAAAAGTAGAAAGTATAGCAACAGGAATGTCGTCATATTCTACAAGAATATTGAGTCCCTTAATACTATTACGTGGCGATAGGCATATTGACGAGGGAGTGTATAGAATTCCCTCGTTATTGAAAAAACTCCATGGAAAAAGACATTTTTAAGCTAATAAAACGAGACTCAAACCACAAGCCTCGACATATAGAATCACAGATACAGCGTCAGATGGTGGCGTGGTTTCGCTTGCAATACCCACGGTACATTATAGCCGCCGTACCCAATGGTGGGCGGCGAAATGCGCTGGAGGCGAAGATAATGAAAGGTGAGGGCGTGCTGGCAGGCTTCTCCGACCTTGTCATAATAGCCGACAGGAACGTTCTGTTTGTTGAGGTGAAAACCAAGGATGGCAGGCAAAGCGAAATGCAACGGAAGTTCCAAGCCGACGTTGAGAGGCTCGGCTTCCAGTACTTTGTCTGCCGTTCCTTGCAAAATTTCCAATTCACCGTGGAGAAATGGCTGCGAGACAAATTTTCCGTGTGAGGACACGGGGTAAACAAATCTTAATATATTATTAATAATTAGGAGGTTATCTGAATAATTTTTATTATCTTTGCAATGTAAAAAAACAGAAAGACTATGGCAAAAGGTAGTGGAACAACAAGAACAGTAAGCGCAAACAATGCGAGCGCAAGCAGAACACAGAAAATAATGACCGCAACGACAAATGAAAATAAATCTTTATCGAATGGACTTTCGATAGAAAAGGTAAATTCATTAATAAGAGATAAATTTAATGAGTCCTTCGATAAAGAACACAAAGGATGGAATGTCCATTATATGAGATATGGCGATTTGGATGATTTTTCCTTTAATGAAAAAGACGGAACTTTGATTGTTTACGCTACCGGAAAAGCATACTCTCCAAAACCCTCTATCGAAAAAGAAATAAAAAAACTTTCAGATTCTGAATATAAAAAAGCAAAAGAAAAGGCTATATTTAATGTGACAGAAACAAAAGGCCCTTTGGCTACAGATGAATATGGTGCGACAAGAATTGCCAATATTTATGAAGAGAATGGGTTTAAAGTAAAGAAGATTATTCTTCGCAAGCAATGGGATTAAAAGAGTCGAGAAATGTATACGATATATTAGAATTTTAAACAGAGTGAACAGGTTTGCAAAATTAATATTCCCTTTAGTTTTGCAAGCCTAAACTAATAAAATACTAATAATCAAAGATTTGTATAAAAATATCCCAAGAAATGTTTGGCACATTGCGGAAGTCTTGCTAACTTTGCGGTGTCAAATAAATACTTGCGGTGAAGCTAAAAGCTCTGCCGCGCAAGCAGGGCATTTTTTATGCTCGCAACTTTTATAGGTTAACACGATATAAGTGTATCGCGCCCTTGTACATATTCGTAATGGTGTGTACGTGCTTTCCGCAAGTAGGCATTTGACAAAGGGTAGCGATACACTCTTTTTGTTGTATCAACCCGACAATATATTAACGTCAAAAAAATACTTGCAAATGACTGACGTAAAGATTTTTAACTCCCCCGTATTCGGGGGATTCCGCGCGATGCGGAACGAGAAAGGCGAACCGCTTTTCTGCTTGAACGATGTGTGTGATGCCTTGGGGCTGAAAGTCAGCTTCACGCTGGCACGCTTGGAACTCACCCCATATACCCTTGGGGTCGCGGATTCGATAGGCAGGAATCACAATGTCTTCTTTATACAAGAGAAGGACTTTTACCGCGTGATATTCCCATCACGTAGACCGTCATGTCGGGAGTTCCAAGATTGGGTGTTCGACAAGATTCTGCCAAGCCTTCGCAAGGATAGCAAGCGTGCCAACGCCCAAGCGTCTCAACCAACGCCCTCTTACGAGATTGAAGACCCGATTAAGCGTGCCGAGCGGTGGATAGAGGAGCAGAAGCAGCTAAGAATTGCGCACACGCTCAAGCAACCACAAGCTGCCTCCCACAAGCCGCAGATAGAACCGAAAGCTGTGGCCAACAAGTTAAAGGAAGAACCGAAAACCGCGACCACCGAGCAGAAGAAAGCCATGGATGAGCCGAAAGACAAGACCAATGACATTCAGCAGAAGCCTGTCAAGACGGCAGAACAGAAAGTTGAACGGTACGGCAACGTTCTCAACTCAGATGGTTACATGATAATCACGGAGATTGCCAAGGAGCTGAACATGTCAGCAAGAAGCCTCAACGCCAAGCTCAATGATGCCGGAATCATCTTCAAGCGTTCCAAGCGGTGGCACGTGAAAGCATCATATCTGCCTCTCCACATCGCCAAGACAAGAATTTTCTCTTACCCATCAAAGGATGGGATTTCAACTGGCGCACGTCCTTACTTGGTTTGGAACCAAAAAGGCAAGGAGCTAATCCTTGCGCTTGCTCGCAACAACTACAACGACAAATCGCCCGAGGTTGCCAAGCTCAGGCGTGAGCTGCGGCAAGCCGCAAAGGATACAAGCAAGCTGAAGTCGAAGCAGCCAAACACGCCCGTGCACGAACGATCCTTGCAATTCGCTTAATTTCGGGAGGACGCAACCATGAACAACCGAAATATCTTAGTGAACATAGAAACCGCCAGTAGCGAGGCCACCACCAAGCGGTGCTTGGAGATGCTCGAAGAACTTCTCAAAGCCCAAGACAAGGTTATGAGGTTCTTGGCGACCGAAGGCTTGGACGATTCGCTGGAGGGCGAGGCGATTGCCGAGCACATGGGTGGGACAATCATAGCCTTCAGCGGAATACTGGGAGACAACTTGTACCACAAGGTTGTCAACGGCACGAAGCTCTAAAATAAGCTTTACACAGACAAACAAATAAGAGGCGGCATGGCATTTGCGTTTGAGACGCCATGCCACCTCTTATTTCAAAAACCCATATCTGTATTGTTTAGGATATGACAAGCAATGAAATGTTACATATATATTACGCTCTCCTAAAACCCATTCCTCTTTTGCACTTATCTTAAATTTGTCTTTTATCCACGAGTTGTTATTCTTGTCGTTGAGTACAAAAGGGGCTTTTAACTTTGCACGTATTATATCCACCTTCTGCGCAGTTAACTCAAACAAATTTGGTTTAATGGGTACGTAAAGCAAAATTTTTCCATTATCATAAGGTTCTCCATTTTTCAAGGTAAAATCTTGCTGTTGAGAAAGAAAAGTAACAGGAATAATCCCTAAGTATTTATCCCCTATCGAAACACCTATTTCTGCATAAGGATGCCACAATATTACTGTCTTACCGTTAATGTCTTCAACATTATGATTTTTTGCATATTCAAAAACAGTTTCCGTAGTAGTATCAGGCAATGAGTATATGTGCTCCAGTACTTTAACTTGCGCGCTCGCCATTATTGCAACCAGCCACAAGAACATCGTCAACATTGTTCTTTCCATGGACTTAAACGCTTTATAGCGGTAAATGACACACCCAGCCGAAAACCGTTTTAGTTTCTCAAAGAAGCCCATCATTTTTTCAATGCCGTTACAGAGTTTACCACAGGATTATTCGTAATTGTAATTCTATTCCCATCTGTAGACAACAAGCCGTCAAACGTAATGGTCTTGCCATCCTTTATGTAAGAGAAGGTAACAACATTGTTCGCGACCTCATAGCTTGCAGTTACATTGTATTCGTCAACATCCTCACTAAACACCTCCTTGTTGGCATAGGTGTACCTTGTTTGATAAGCAACACATCCTTTTCCGTCAAGCGGAATGAAGAGAGTGCCATCGGCTCTATATACACCATAACTATATACTGTTATCTCCTCATATCTGTTAGAGCCAAATCTAACCACGTATGAGCCTTCATCAAACTTGTAGAGGCTTTCTGTCTTGGTTTGGTTTGCCTTTGCACGTGCTCTTGTAACCTTTACCTTGAAGGTGCATTTATCAGGGCTGAATGATGCTGTCATAACCGAATCGTTCTCGTGTCCAGCCTGTTTGCATAAATCCCAGAACCAATAACCTTCCTCGAATTTTGTTTCTTCCGTGTAGTTCAGTCCAACCACCTGTCGCATCTTAGACTGAATGGTTGTGTTAGGCTCTGTCTTATCAACAACAACCAATGCTGAACTGTGAGTTGCAACATCATCTGATGTCCAGCTTGTATTCTCAAGCTTTGCTCTTTCATCTTCTGTATCATTGTTGCTTGAACAAGAAACGTTCGCACACACTAAGAAGAACATTGAAATAGGGACTAAAACAAATTTTTCTTTCTTTGCCATGATTGTAAATTGCCTTTCTGCTGCAAAGGTACGAAAATTCCGATTACTATTATATTATATATTGCATTTTTTTCACGACAGAAAGGTGCCAAGACTTCGAAAACAAGGATGTCTTTTGCCAAAAGCTAAACAAAGCTAACGGCGCAAATAATTGTATATCAACAACTTGCACGTTTAAGACATTATTATTATCTTTGCGGTATAATAAATAACAATACAAAATACGAGAACAATAATGAGAACAAACTTTTATATGGAAGTAGGAGAAGAGGCTTACACATCAATGTACGAGTTCTAACAATTCATAGGTTTCGACGAGGACATGACCAAGAAGGAAACCAGCAAAGATTTCTTCGAGTATCGTTCAGGCGGTCGCCTAATCGGATATTACGACGCAGAAGAGGGGTGCGCAAATTTACGTTCACTTTAATAGAAGCAGTATGACAAGAGAATTGCGAATCAAAGATTTGTCTATTGGAGACAAATTCAAGACAAGAAGTGGGAGCGAAGTCTACGAGGTTATTGGTGACACAAGAACTATTGATGGCATTCCTGGCAGAATGTGCAAAGTGTATTTCAATAACGACATCTTCGAGAAGGAAATGTGCCCATGCATAAAAATCAGCAAACTCTAATATTTGGCATTATTTAAAAAGCAAATTATGACAAGAGAACAGGAAATTCAGATATTACAATCACTCAAAGGAGATACCTACTTCGCACAGAAGTATGGACAGGACATTGACCAAATGTGCCAGAACATAAGCAACGACTTCCCAATCGAATTTGACTGCCAATTCATGGCGAAGGAGAAAGCCTTGCAAGAGCAACTTAAAGCACAGCAAGCTGCCTCGAAAGACAGGCTGTTATCATTCGCGCATGATATTATCCTTGCGATGAGTGGCTGCGATGATGAGATATATCAGACGGTTGAAGGTTACATCGGAAAAGATGAGATTATCAAGTTCAAGCACTCGCAAGGCATAGAACTTAATGATGATGAGATTGATTATCTGGTAAAGAAATTAAAATAAACAACAAACTTTGGCATGGAAATAAATCACTACGTAGCGTGGATGCACTTCCACGGGGACAGGACGGCACGCTTTCAAGGCTTTGCCGAGAGCGAGGAAGAATTTAAGCGGATGTGTGAAGAAAAGAACTTCGACATCTCCGAGGCGGACGAGATAGAGTGCGTCAGGCGTAACGTGAGAGGCCTCTTGGGCAGACATTGCAAAAAAAGCGTGTCTGAGTGGTAGTCACTCTAAGAAGAGCGCAATGGATTATCCCCTTAATGAAAAATAAACATGAACCTTACAGATAATGATTACCAAGAACTTGTCGACCAAATCTATGAAGGTGGAGAAATGGCTTGTCTTGATGGTGATGAGTGCCTCGAGGTGTTCTATGACTATGAGGAAGAAGGCTATGAGGAAAACGACTTCAACTTAGGTTGCGGCAACGGCACAGGAGCATGGGTAACTACGGCGGTGAACTTATGTGTTAACAGGTGGTCATGTACGGATGAAGACGGCAATGAGACTGATTGCGACTTCGATGAATGTAAGCTTCAAGACTACTTGACAGAAATGAGAGTTGGATAATATGAAAGAGCGGATAAGAAAGTTTGGCGAGCTCAACGGCTGGCGTGGTTGCATGGGGTTGTATTTCACGCAAAAACAGCTTCGAACATTGAAGCAATATGGAATAACTGCGGCAACGACGCTTGAAGAAGCGTACAATGTTATTAAAAACGATAAACTTTAATACTATGATAACAATACCACAATCAAACGCAAGGGAGCAAGCGGAAAATGAGCTTGCACAATGGGTTATTGATAACACTAAAGACAGGAAACGCGTACAGATATTGCAACGCACAGAAGGCTGTTGCGCTGGCAACTGGTGTGGTAATTTACCGTATGGGGATTGGCACAAGGCTTCTTTCGAGGCCGTTGATGCCGTAATTATGGAGTTTCGCAAGCAAGGATGGCTGGTAACGGAAAGATGTTCTTTGAGATACCCGACAGCATGGATAACTTTTGAAAGATAAACAAGATGAAAGAATACACAATTATTGGAGTTGAAGGCAATGCCTTTGCCATTATGGGATATGTTGTCCGTGCCATGAAACTCGAACACAAATCAAAAGAGGAAATCGACACATACATAAGAGATGCAAAATCCTCGGATTATACACATCTAATTGCCGTGTCTATGGATATGTGCGAAGAACTTAACAACAAGAGATAATATGAAAAGCATCTACCACATTCACAAGTCATCCAATTCTTATTGGGATAGCCACTGGACTGACACCGATTATTATCTTTGCGACAGCGAGGAAGAATACCAAGAATTGCTGCAAGAGTACCGAAAGAAAAGAGAGGACGTGGAACAACGTTATCGAGCTAACAGACACGACAGTTCAGCGGAATGGTGCTACCATAACTTCATTTTTCATCCAGAAGGCAAGATTCATGCGAATGAGTATTATTATGCGCATGAATGGTGTGGCAAGGAGTTCGATGCATTCGGCTTCGGTTGGCACGAGAATTTAGAGAGAAGTTCACATTACAAGTATTTTCTAAAGCCAGGCTCTGTGACCAACGAGAGCGTTAGCTCAGCCGTTGGCAAGTTCACGGGATATGGAAGTTAAGACAAGAACATGGTACATACAGGAGCAGGAAAAAGTTTCTTTATCGAAACAAGCAAGGAAATGCCTTACTACATTAAGACATCAACAGGTTGTGAGATTTATAGCAATGACAGGCGATTGCGCATTGTTGCTTCAAAGGTCAAGATTGCCAACGACGAACGCTGCAATATTGCCTACTTCGTGCGCTCTGGCGAACTTTGGGAGATGGGCAGCAATGGCCTCTATGTAGATAGCTTGGAGAGGTACATTTCCGATTTAAAGAACTCACCCTCTTTTACCAAGGCAACAACAGAGATGTGAAGAGAGTTAAGCAGGCAACAACGAAATAAAAAAATCTAAAAATTGATTATCATGGAAAATATTGATTACCTTTGTAAAAAATTAACACATGGCACGATATGTTAGGAGCAATTATAGGAGATATTGTCGGCTCAAAATATGAGTTCAACAATACGTTCGATTATAACTTTGAGATGTTCAGCGATGGATGTGACTTCACCGACGACACCATTTGTACAGTGGCCATAGCCGATGCCATACTGAACAAGCGAAGCTATCAAGAAAGCCTACACGACTGGTGCCGCCGCTACCCTAACCCCAAGGGAGCATACGGCGGAAGATTCGCAGGGTGGATTCATTCGGCTTGCCCTCAACCATATAACAGTTGGGGCAACGGTGCTGCCATGAGAGTAAGTCCGATAGGTTGGGCTTTTAATGAGCCACATACCATTATTCGGGAGGCGGTGAATAGTGCCAAGGTATCACACGACCATGTGGAGGGGTTAATCGGTGCGTCCGCCGTCGCAATGGCAATGTATGAAGCAAAACTGTTTCCAACGGCAAAGAAAGCAAAACCGTACATATCATCAATCACAAGATGGTATTATGGGGATGACTTCAAGAAGGGCCTACCTCGACAAGGGGTATTCGATGAGACTTGCCAAGGGTGCGTACCCCTTGCGTTATACATCATATTGGAGAGCGACGACTTCGAGGATGCTATCCGAAAGGGTATATCATACGGAGGCGATAGTGATACGCTTGGAGCAATTGTCGGCTCCATAGCGGAACCTTTATTCGGCATACCTCCGTACATGAGAGAAAAGGCTCTTGATTACCTCCCGTCAGAAATGTTAGATGTTGTAACTAAATTTGAAAAGAAATATGGCAACAACTAAGAAAGACTTACTTCCTTTCTGCCGATATTACAAGGGAGAGAAGGAACGACCGAAAGATGCTCCACTTTGGTGGGGGTATGAAGAAAAATGGGTAGAGCTGTCTGAAAACCCACAAGAAGGTAGTATAAATTTCAATATGCTTGGCGAGTATATAGATAACTATCTTAGAGCAGGATTAAGAACATTTGAGCAAATGGACGATACTCCAGCTACCTTAAAAGCATTGCTATTTGACCGACATACTCATTTCGGTGGTGATGCCGAGAGCTTCAAAACATGGTACGAGAATGAATACAAAAAAGGCAAGGATTAATTTCCTTGCCCTTTATTTTATTATGGGGTATTTGCGATAGGTGTAGGCTGGTCGATAACCTCAATATCAACAAACCATCTATATGCACCATTGTTATATTTGCGCTCAACCTTTAATATACGGAATTTTGTTCTTCGTTGTAAGATAACCTCCAATTCTTTTGCGCTTCCAAAATGGTGCGCTCCACTTTTTCCATCCCAGTTATATCCGTCTGAACGGAGACTGCCAAACCTTGAATAAGGTTCAGCATAGATGCCCTTTGTTCCTTTAGGGCAATAAATGTTATATACAAATGAAGAGGTAACATCTTTTTCGCCGTCTCCAACAAATCCATAGCCCTTTGTGTGAGCTGTTGACATAAAAGGCTTATTTGTTCCCTCTTTGCCTATAACTTGTGAAAGGTCTGTTGTTATCAAACTCTTTTCTTTTGTAGCAAGTTGATTTTTTAAGTCGGAAATCTCTGTATTCAATTTACTTATAAGACTTTTGTCGGATGCGAATTTTAGTCTATGTTCCTTGTCGCTAATTTCATTTGCTATCATTCTGCACGCCCTCTCTATATCGTAATCATAATCGAGGTTCACGCCGAACTGAGCACTAAACTCTCCTAAGCTACCACCTCTATTAAGCCATACATCACGTGTGAATGGTTTGGATTCGTCAATCATTTTTGAGAGGGTATTTATATCCTTCCAACTATCTCTGACTTCGTTATGTACACCATATTTCGTACCATAATAAGTTGTGTAGCAAGGTTCGTTGATATATGAACTTCCACTTGTGTAGTTAAAAGCAACCTCTTTCTCATTCTGAGACCATCGTTTCCAATCAGCCTCGGCAAAAGGTCTAAAGTAATCGTCGGCAACATCAGGGTTTCTTGCCCAAAGTGCAGCATCTTTCCTTGCTTTAGAGTAAGCATCAGCATCGTAAGGAATAGAGCCACTTTTCTTGTTAGTCACTCTTTTTAGCTTTATATCAATGAGAGACTGCTTCTTTTGCATCGTCTCAGCAAGCAGTTTGTCGGCGAGGTCTTTATCCTGTGCGATAATCGCATTGTTGAGGTCATAGACGAGCTTGTGATATATCTTGCTCTGTGTTTTATAACTCTTTGCATCAGCAAACAGATTCTTTATATTCAACCAGTCTATTGCCTCGTTCACCTCATCGAGCTTCTTGTAATAAGCCGCCTGTGATACTTTCCATGTTGCATACTTCTGTTGCACGCCGTGCATATTACCGCCCAAGAAATCCTCTGCCTCAAATTTCAGCTTGCTTGCTTGTTTTTCAAGCGTCAACCCTTGCCATTGTGCGAGCTTGCTCTCAACGGCATCATATACACCGTGCAGTTCTTTTGAGGAGAATTGTTTGTGCCACTTATTAACATCTGGTATGAGCTTAGAAAGTGAAGCCTCATCCAACTGTATAGCCTTAATTTGTTTAGCAAGCGTTTTCGCAGCTGCCCTTGCCTTCGCATAGTCTGCGGCTTGTAATAGTGCCTGTACGTTAGAGATGTCCGTCTCTCCGTATTTTTGAGCCGTTTTCAGAACGTTCATAGCCACCTTGCGGTCTGTCCACGTTAGCTTTGTCTCATAGCCTTGCTTGAAGCGATTGAATACCCGCATCACTTCCTCGCTGTTCTTCTTGTCAGCTACCACATAACGAATTGCGAAGTATCGCTTGCGAAGAGCATCGCTTTTAATGTCTGTAACAGACCGCCCCGCGAGTAAGTCTTTCGCCATGCCATAATAGTAATTTCGACGATAATTATTCCATCGAGACTGTATCTTGTCAATCTGCTCCTGCGTGCGTTGGATGTGGCGAGCCTTTGCTTTCTCCAATATTTCATCCTTGCGAGAAATCGCGTTTAAGCCCATTTGCGTGCGATTTTCGGTGCTTAAAAGCCCTGCCCAGTACTTTGTGTTATCTCGCAAATGCCACGCCAATTTTCCGCTCTTACCAGCGGTAACGATGGCATCGGTATTGTCTCTTATATATTGTTTAAACTCGTCGGGTACGTCTGTAACGGCAAAGGGCGAGACATAATTACTCATGTCCTCACCTGCCATAAGTCGTTTGTAAAATTGTTTTTTTTCATCGCCTTGCAAAGTAATAGGGTCGCTCGTGCATCGGCATTGAGGGTGCCAGTTCAGCCAAACAAAATCCTTTGGGTATCTGCCTTGAAGTTCATCGCATATATCATGGTGCTTCTCTGGGTCATGCTCTGGAGAGACGTGAATCCACTGCCCTATGACAAACGGTTCTTTCCGCCACCTCTCGTTGTGCGCTTTAAGGTATGCGGCGTTTATCTCCGTCCTCGCCACTCGCAACGCATTCTTGCGTGCCGAACGATACACACCCGTGCCGACCGCCTCCAATGGCTCATCAACAAAACGAACCTTACCGTTAATCACCTTACGCTTGTACCATTTGACAACATCCTTTTTCGTGCCGTTCTTTAGCACCTTGACAGTGTGATAACGCCGATACATCATGTCGGGATTATTGAGGTACTGCCTTAACTTGGAGCCTATCTGTTCTGCCGATTCACCAGCCTTAATTCCATCGGCAAGCACATTAGACATTGCCATTTCAAATTCCCCCTTGCTTTGTTGACAATAATTCCATACCGTCTGCGCGAGGTTCAGCCCTTCCTTGGAATGTAGTCTATTCGCGATAAAAGTCTTGGCCGCCGTTGCCCTTGCCACTTTAAGGGCGTCATTCGATAATATCGTAAAAGTACCAAGGTCTTCTTTGTCGTGGTTGTAAGCCAGGGTCACTCCGTCCGTGATTCCGTTCTCGTAGCACAGCAGACTGTTTTGAAAATAATCATTAAAAATATTGTTAAGCCTTGCCTTTAATTTGGGGAAATTGTCAAAATTAAATAAAGCATCGTCATCCAGCACACCCTCATCATAACCAAGAGATAACAATCTCTTGATGTAGTCACTATATAGCCTACCTAAACGCTTGTTATAGATAGCGAACAGTTGGTTTAGTTGCTCTTTTTTCTTTTTAGACGTTAAAGCCATATTTTTTATTGCGATTATTTTGGCGTGCCAAAATATTTTTTTTAATTTTGCGGTGATAAAAACTCTATGACAGATGTCAGTGTATGTCGGAACAAACTGGGCAGTAACAGAGAAGAGTGGGTTCGAGTCCCAACGTCATAGAGTTTTATCCTATTTTCGTATATCCATGATATTTATCAAAAGCGTCTTTATCTTTTGCGCGAGAACTGCTTAGATGGTTTGTAACTATCGTTTTTTCTCTATTTATCTTTACCTTTTGGTTAGGTTGTAAAACAAATATAATTCGCCTAAGCCGTGCAACAGCATTTGACGCAATGCGCTTATGTACTTCTATTGTACTATTGTGGCTTGCAAAATTTGGAGCATATTTGTAAGACGCCGGCATCCGCGCACGTGTTCCTCCGCTTCTCTTCGCCATACTTTATTCATCTTCGTTATTCTCCACCGACTGCTGCGCTGTTGCTGAGCCACCTTCAGCCCCAAGCATTGCCGCCTGTTGCATTAGCTCGTTCTGTTGTTCCTCTTGCATCTCCTTTTCCACACTGTCTGCGTCATCATTGAGCGGATTAAGCTCAATGCTACGCCGCTGCGAGGTTGAAGGCTTGCCACCGTTGCTTTGAGTAATAAGTTGCATCAGCTCAACATTATTTTTAGGGATGTAAGGCTCAAACACAGGCTCGAAGTCAATATCCTCAGCAACGCTTTCGTCTATACCTTTCACATAAGCACCTGTATTGCAGATGCCATTGGCCACGATATTGCTCCTGCGTGTGAACATCTCCCCATAAAGCTCCGTTTTATTGCCAACTTTCAAAAATGGGTCAGTGAACATTAAGCGAATGGCCGCGCCACTGGTGTTATTGCCCAATGTCTTCATATTCTCAAATGAAATATCAGGCGTTTGTGTGAAGGAGAAGATAATATTAAACAGATAAGCAATCTCGCCCTTCACCGACTCTGGCGAGTGGTCCCAAGACAGGACGCTCATGTGCGTTTCCTTGCCGCCTTGGAATACCGCGCCCTGCTCGCCTTTCTCGGCGAAGCCTTCCAAACGCCCTTGTATGAAGTATTTAGGCGTGCCGAAATAGTCGTTAGTATCACCCCAATTGGAGATGCACTCCTCCGCACGGTCTGCCGCCCACTGAACGTCTGCCCACTCTGATTTGTACTGGTGATAATACACAACAGGTATCTTCGTAAAGCCGTGGGCCTTTACATCAACAAGCGTCCATCCTGAGCCATTGTTGATATACTTATACACATAACGGTCGGTGTATACATCAAAATGAAGTTCAGAATTGCCTTGCTCATCAAAAATATAGTATTCGCGCCCAAAGCCATCCATGCGATGCCAGTCGTTGAAGTGCGGATATAGCTTGTCGCCATTGGCAGGAGAAAGCAACTGCACACGTATCTCGCCGCCAAGTCGTCCGTTATCGTCCGTGGTCATGTACCACAACTCCGCTGCCTCACACTGTGAGGAAACGGTGCGAACGAGTTGCTTGTCAAAATACTTCATCTTGTTATCGTGATAGCAATGCATGATGGCATCATAAAGCAGTTGTTGCTTTCCGTCAAGCGACTTCACATCCACGCCATGCGAATTAGCCTTATATGTCACGGCATTGGTAAGCAAGAAACCGACAAGCCTCTCTACGATAATCTGCTGTATGGGCAGAGCTATCCTTACCCTGTCAACTAACACCGTCTTGTAGATTACCTGTCCCGTGATGGGGTCTTTTTGGTCGGTGGGGACTTTTATTCGCTTTTTTTTACGCTTATCGATGTCAAACACGTCATGCTTGTATGGATCCCATTGGCGCATGAGCGTTTCAAAGTTGTCATGCAGTGGCAATTTGCGAGCTGTAAGCAATGTATGCACGGTGTTGGCATCATTGCCCGAGAGTATTTCAGTTATATTCCTCATTTTTTGTGGCTTTGCCACAAAGTTATGAAACCAACGATACTTTTACGAAATATTCTTAGTTCCTGTGTAAACACCCCCCAAAAAAAGAAATTGGATATGTTAAAATTCAAATGGACTGACACAATAATAATTTGCGCTATCTTTGCAGTTACAAAACACAACACAAATAAACCACAATTGCCAAATTTATGAAAGGTTGTTTTTTATCCCTTGCCGTGCTAATCTTTGGGTTCTTCGCAGTGCTCGCAATTGCAAGAAGCGAGAACGCAGCAGAGACGGAAAAACTGGCGAATATGCCATTGTATGAAAATGTCGAGTATGTTCAAGTTGCCGCTGGCGATTTGATACAGCAAAGACTTAAAGACCCTGATAGCTACAAGTTTGTGGATATGCAAGAGCAGCCGTCAACAAAACAAGGTGAAAAACTGTTCGTTGTTACATACAGAGCCAAGAATGGCTTTGGTGGTTATAATGTCGGCGAGGCTTTATTCTCTTGCGATAAAGACAATCTGACTTTACTATCTATAAAAGGACGATGATATAGTCCTTGACTACCTTTTCCCAATATGCCAATGGTTGCACCCGGGGCAGAGGTAGGCAGAATAGCCTCGTAGTCGCCTCCTTGCGATATACCTTTGTGCATCCTCCTCGCATGGGAACGCTTGCTTGGCAGTACCCTTGCGGTTGTAGTGGGAGCGTTTGCGATGCTCCCATGGTTGCTTGTCATATATTCGTTTCATAGGCTCAGAGGATTCCGAGGATTTCAGACGCGGACATACCGCTGCCGTATGCCCCCAATACCTTCTCAAGTACAACATACCTGCAACCATCTATTATATGGTTATACATATCAATCGGCACGTTTAGCCATTTGCCGTCCTTGTCTTGCCGCCAAGTATAGTTATTAAATTCCTTCTTTGCGTTTACGGAACGATTAGTTATATGTATAGTATATTCCAACATTTTCATAATGCCAGCCTGAATAGAACCAGGAAATTTCTTAACAGGTTTTATATCAATGCCAGCATTGTATATTTCGTCAACTAAGCGAGGGTCGGCAGATTCGGAGATGATTTCAGTATTTTCTTTATCCTCCTTCAATATTCTAATTATATCAGAAGAAAGCATGTGCGTTTGGTAGCAAACTTCGTCTATGTAAATATCTTTGCCATAAATATATACGTCCACGATTGCAGTCGGGTCTGACGCATAGCCAAAGTCCATCGCTCGATAATGGTGTCTTCGCGCTTCTACTGGTATATAGTCGTCAATGACCACGTTTTTAAATATCAAGCCCTCAACCATTGAGCGCAATCCCAGACCATAGATACGCCAAAGGCTCGGATTCTTCCATCTAAGGCTCTCAATCTCAGCAATAACCTTTGGTTCAAGGAAAGGGTTATCCTTGTAAGTGGAAATGAACCAATAAGTGCTTTTTTCCTCATTTACCTGATTAATCCAATGGTCTTCTGAGAAGGAAGGGTTGTAGTCAAGGATAGAGAACTCCGTTGTACGCATCTGTAGCTGCTGCCATTCGATAAAAGAAAGCTCATTCGCCTCATTTACGAAAAGCACCTTACGCTTAGAACCACGCACCTTCTGCTCATTGTCGGTGGAGAAGAACTCAATCCAAGAGCCGTTAGGAAAAGAGTAAACGAACTCTGATTTATTCATGCACTTATCATTCCACCAACCAAAGTTGAGCATTATATCCTTGAAGTCACGATAGACAGTTCGCTTGATGGAAGGCATACCAGCACGAATGATGGAAACAGTCGTTCCAGCATGGTTAAAGCAAAGCATACATAGGAACTGCACAACCGAGTAGGTTTTGGCAGAGCGTGAGCTTCCTTGAAGAGAGCAAGTTGTAAACCCTGCTTCCTTCGCTGCTCTTACCCTCATGTAGTTCTTTGCAAAAAATACGTGTGGCATCCTTTCTATTTTATACCTCCTTATTTTTATCTGGTTGCGCATCCTTGCGCTCTTTCTCTTTTTGTATCTCCGCAAGGACCTTGTTGTATTCTTCACTATTTGATACGAAATGCACCTGCAATGGGTCTTGCTTGATTTGCTCACCCTTGCTCGTGAGGTCTATGCGCTGTATCTTACCGTAGGCTCTATCAATGATGCGGTCAAGTACATCAATGCCCTTCTTGTCAAGCACTCCCTTGGCGATGATACGTTGCATCATAGGGCGTGACTTATCGTTCAGCACCGCTTTCAGCTCTTCCTCTGGCAGTGTCGCAATATACAGAAATGACTCTGCAATAATCTGAGAAGATGGCACTTCGTAGCCTTTCGCCTTCATTTCCTCAATGAACAGCGACATCGTCTTGGGTCTTGGCGGTTTACCTCTCGGATTACCCGACTGCCCCTTTTTGAATGTTCCTTTTTTGAGGTTCTCAAGTTGTTTTGCTCGTTGTACCTCATTATGTGACAATGGCATGATATTACATATTTAATACGTTGAACATACGTTGCATATGGCTTTTATTCCAAAAGACCTCATTTTCATGTATTTCTCAGTCAGTGTATTTTGTTGTTATGGGAATTATTTATAACTTTGTTGTATTTATCTTTTCGGGTAACTCGGTATGCGAGAGCTCGATTCCGGCACTTGTTGCAGATGAACCCAAGTTAGGGCAGCATATCTGCCGCTAACTATTTAATCTGGCTGACTTTTCTTTTCTAATGTCCTGGCTACGAACGTGTCAGAACAATCCCCACTCTGCGAATTTCTCGGAACCACCAACCTTGTTGATATAGTTTCGTGCAATCTCGACAATCTCCGAGTAAGGCTTCCCATCAATCTCTGTATCACCAATGGCACAGAATAACTCCACAGGCTTGCCTGTTTTTTGAGCTTTCAAGAAAGCGTAGATGTTGACGGAAACATCAGCTTTGCTTAGGTCCTTGCCCTGCACTCCACCGCCCGAAACAGATTGAGCCATATCAGAGCCAAGTTTACGGTTTGTAGCACCTGCGTCAACGTCTGTTCCACCTGTCCAATCTCCAAGAGGATTGATAACAGCATTTGGATAGAGCTTCTTTAAGTCCTCAGTCTTGGCGTTACTTTGACAGATAATCAATTTACCGTCAGCTAATACATACTTGCCATCTGAAGGATAACGCTCATAGATGTCGTGGGCTATTTTGCTGAGGGTACGCTCCTCCTCTGTGAGTGGAACGCCTCGGAAAATACCATTGTCGCCACAACGAATAGCTCCGTCTTGGTTGCTTGCAAGGATAGGGTCTTGAGCTACCATAACGAGAGATACTTTCAAGTCTGTTCGTTTAGTGATACGCCAAACAATAGCCTCAGCCTCAGCGTCTGAAATGTTCACGCTACTCTCAATGATGATGTTTACTACACCATGTCCAAGCAGTACTTCAACTGCTATTTTCGGATTCTCTTCTTTCTTGTACGCAAGGTCAACGATAGCACCAGCAATGCGGTCTGCCACCTTGTCGGGGTGTTGCGGGTTTACTTTTTCTATCATTTCTTTTAGTTTAAATTTTTATTTTATATTTGGCAATGTTAAAGTTTCGTGGGAATATAATTTCATCTTCTGCGCCTCCTATTACAAGACAGTGAGTACCCTTGGGAATGCGGTACGCATACATGTGCTTAGAACCGTACATTCCCGAAGAAAAGTGCTCTGCTACGGTTGCCATACGGGAGGTGCTTGTGTATCCTTTATTTGTTGCAGTCGGTTTATTCTGTGTACCACGAAACACTGTTACGTCCTTAGAAAGAGTTGTCCTTTGTATTATCTTGTCAAGCTGTTGTTTTACGGCCTCTTCTTTTTTGTCAAGAGGTCTGTTGCTGCGCAATTTTTCGTTAATGCTTTCAAAGCCCCATCTTTGATATTCTGCCACAGCGTTCTTTTCGTCTTCGTTTTTGAGCTTAGTAGGCATCATTGAATATTGTTTTTGCTCCTCGTCGTAAACTTTATCAAAGACTTCTCTATACCTATTTTGGTTCTTCTCAGACCATCCTTCCTTTTGGACCATATTTAATAAAGCTAACACATTTGTACCAATGTGAGATTTGACGTTGTACCTTTTAGGTATTCGTGTCGAGCCACTTCCTTTACTCATTTTCGTTTTCCTTTATTTTTTCGGCCTTTTTGCCTGTGTAGGTTTCCCAACGGTTGATGATAACATCGCAATAATGTGGGTCAAGCTCCATTGAGAAACCCTTGCGGTTGAGTTGTTCGCACGCCATGATTGTTGTACCGCTACCACCGAAGCTGTCGTATACATTCCAGCCTTCCTGTGATGAGTTCTGAATAAGATATGCGAAGAGTGGAATAGGTTTCATGGTCGGATGTTCGACACTCTTGGTCGGTCGGTCAAACTCCATAACGGTAGTTTGTTTTCTGTCACTGAACCAATTATGGCTTGCTCCCTTTTTCCAACCATACAAGCAAGGTTCATGTCGCCATTGGTAGTCTTGTCTTCCGAGCACCATAGAGTTCTTAGCCCATATAAGGTTCTCACGTAACTCCAAATCAACAGTATTAATAAGGGCTTTTCTGAACCAATAGGAGTAGCCATCACTGTGGAATATATAGAAGGAGGCCCCTTTCCTCATGTTGGCGTTTGCAGCATTAAAGGCGTTTGTCAAGAACTGCTCGAACTTGTCGTTATCCATTTTGTCATTCAAGACAACAAGCCCGTCTTTACGATGGCCTTCAGTTGCACTGTTGTCGTATCCATAGGCTACATTATAAGGAGGGTCGGTTAGGTAGAGTTGTATCTGCTGACCATCAAGAAGCAATGCCACTTGCGCGGCATCCGTTGAGTCGCCGCACATAAGGCGATGTTGCCCTAACTGCCAAATGTCTCCAAGTTTGCACTTAGTCTCAATTTCATGCTCATTCTCATCATAGTTGTCATCTTCTGTTTCTTTGCGCTCTGACATCTGTTCGACAGGTTCTGTGTCGGTTAAAAAGGAGCAATCCACTCCCCAATCTTGCAACTCATCGACTGTCCAGTCGCCGTTAGCAAGCTCATCCCAATCCCAGTTACCTGCTTGTACGTTGTCCTTGATAGCATACTCCTTGATCTTCTGAATTGGGGTATCGGTCTTCAAGACGAAACAAGGCAGCTTATCGAAGTTCGTATTTCCACCGATGCGTAACTCGTTAGCCACTCTGAGGCGCATATTACCGCAGATGGTGACGTATGTACCATCCTCCAAGCCATAAACCATCAAAGGCTTGTACTCTAAGAACTCTGGGCTATCGGCGAGTGACTTGACGAGATTGTCGTGCTCGCTCTCCTTTAAGTAGCGAGGGTTCTTTGGAACGCCATCAATCTGCCCCTCATTATAGAGGAGCTTTGTAATGTCAATCATTTCACGTAAACCCAGCTTTACAAGAAGCTCATCCTTTGCGATGTATGGGTTCTGAGATATTTTCTTTTCTCTTGACATAACTTTTCGTGTTTAATAATTATTTTCCCTTAATCCGTTCACATCCATCAGTCATTCTAAAGTCCTCCATTTGTCTACTGAAAGGAGTTAACTTATCAATTTGTTCTTGAATAGAAAAATCCTCATTGAAGAAAGCAAAATGCCCTCGTGTATCTTCTTTATCGCCTGTATCTTCTTTTTAGTAGTCACAACAGGGTTTATATATATGCAGCCATGCTGTTGGGCAAAACGCCTACAGCTATTGCCTCCACCATATATGACGAACAACGGCTTCTCCCCCTCTGCCCAGTCCTCAGCAATGGATAGCTCAAAGGCGAGGTTACTGAGGCGGTCAGAATAGCCACGAGTAGCGAATGCACGCCACCCACGAGGCACTCCTATCATGTTAAGTTGATAATATTTCTGTGCCACGTTCAGGTCAACGAATATGCCTATGCCTCGTTGTTGCATTGCTCGCCCAATCCAACGTTTCTTATAAAGAGCTTGCATTCCAAATGCTATTGGCATCTCGTTGAAAAGCGAGAAATTTGGTTCTACAATATTACTTGGGTGATGTCGCAAAATCTTATCTGGGTGTTCATACACCACACTGAAGCGATAATCATCCGTGTAGAAATGTAGCGTACCTTGCCCGTTAAGATTGAAAGTCCTGGTCTGTTCACCGAAGCATAAGAAAGGAATATCACAAGTTTGCGCTTGCATATTCAAATCCAATGTCGGGATTTCCAAGTCGTTGTCGCATGGGAATAACTGGTCTGGTATTAAGGGAGTGTAGCTGTCATTCATATTGTTGAATTTTGTCGTTAATCGCCGTGTATAACATCGTGACGTATTTATCCCTGCTGTCCAAATAGCCGCCATACCTATTAGCTTGATTTATCACGTTCCCTCGCGAACGCCCAAGCCTCTCTCCAGCTAAGGTAGGGTGTATTCCGTCTCTCCTCGCCATAAAGCAAAAAATTCCCCTAAGGCTATTGAGAAGAACTGTCTTCTTACGCGAGCACAATTGTTCAGGTGAGATTCCCCCAACCTCACAAACGGCTTGTTCAATAGTTGATAAGCTATGCTCCATTTTTAATCCTATTAATAACCGCCACAAAATTAACAATAAACTATCAATAAACAAGGGTTGATTCCTTAAAATATATTAAATCCTAAATTTTATTCTTAGTATATTTTTTTATCTGAACAGTTTTTATTATCTTTGCAATGTGTTTAAGAGAAATGACTATTAGTCAGACACCTCGATACACCACCAAACAAGAGACAGGTCAAGTCTTGCGAGGCGCATAACTTAGGATTTACGTGAGGTCGGAAGACCTACTAAATACGGAGCGGCAGAAAAACTTGACCTTTTCTGTCGCTTTTGCTTTTTGGTAAGATGCAAATAAGAAAGAAGATATTGGATGAAATATATCGCAATCCCGAGTTAAGGAAGGCAATTGCATTCTCCCTCTATATGAAGTCAAGGGTAGTATCTTCTTCCGTCCCACATTTTACTATCAATAAATTACACGAGATAAGTGGCGTAAGCGCAACAACTATTAAAAAAAGATTGCGCATACTCAGACAACATAATATGGTTTCTTTCACAGGTAAAGGAGGCCATTGTATTGTCTTCAATTCTTTAAGAAGTCACACTTCTCATAGGAATATCTGTATTAAAGATATTGACTTTATCGCAGACCATTGCTCACATAAAAACACAAATGCTCAAAATGTAAAATTCATAGATGATATATTAACGGCATTACTTATAATTGAAATCCAAAATCACAAGAATTTCGCAAGGCAAATGATTCAGCAGTCGGAGCAACCTAAAGGCTTGAATGAACTAAAGATAGCTAAGAAAGCTTGCAATCGTTTTGGCTACAGCGATAAATTCTCGGACAATGGCATTTCTTACAAGTATATGGCTCAAAAAATAGGATGTGGTCTTCAAAAAGCATTTGATATTGTTAAGTTCGCCACAAAGGAACAGATTTTAGTCAAGTTTAGAAACGTGCAAAAATTTTATTTCCCTGGCACAAAATTTATCAAAGAAGAATTACTTAGAATATACACATATATAAAAGGTAACACTGCCTATAAAGTTAGTGCTAATCGCTATCAACTCTGCGATGGTATGGTATTTATTTAGATTATGAAAAAGTAAGATTATAAAAATGGCAAAAATAAGAAATGAGTAACAACAAGCAATTCACCATCACCCTCACGGAGCGTCAGCTCAAGCTCCTTGCCTACGCTTGCAGGGTGACAGACCGCCGACATCCTCTTCGATATGCAAAAGGTCATGGAGCATGCTTTATGGCTGGAGGAAGACCCGGAAAAGCGGTCAAACTGGACCAACGACGCTTTTGAGCACACAAGCCCCATCGGGAACGAAAGGAACATTAAGGTAAGGAAATCACGGAGAACCTGTTAATAAACCACTAAGCCCTATCGCAGTACGGTTAAGCGAGCTTTTTATGAGATACGGAATTTGGGCTTTCTGCCGGGTCTATGATGTTTACGCGGATAGAAGCATAAAAAAGATAGAATCCAGCGAGGGTTGGCTCTGGGACAGGGAGTATGACAGTATGGAGTTAGCCAAAATTGGATTGGCCGAAGTGAAAGAGATGTTAGATGATGGTTGGGGCGATTTCGACGTTATAGAGGAAAATGGCGTTATCTTGGATTGTTTCCGAGCGTTTTTTCATGGCGATGAGTGTTCGGCGCCTATACAGCGAACGGAGCACATAGTTTATCATATCAAAGAGCGTTATGAATTAGTCTAAAAGCGTTATAAATATGACCATTTATGAACAGATGTTAGGCTATATCCGCCGCGAGCCTTTCGTGGTTTGCCGTATAAGTGTTAAGATTTAGAAAATAATTACGCTTAGAGTGATGATTTTGTATATAATATTTTAGGATTAAAAAGTATGGACACAGAAAAATTAAACGCGCTGAAAGAGCAGGCGTACAAAACGGCCGTTGAGCACGGCTTCCATGAGGATGTTAAACCAGTTACCTTCTACTTCGGACTCGTTATGAGCGAGGCAGGCGAGGCTATCAACGCAGACCGTAAAGGACTGCACGCCGACGCCAAGGCTTTCGAGGAGGACGAGGCGAATGGACTTCCATTTGCTGAGAACTTCAAGAAGAATGTGAAAGACAGTGTTGAAGATGAAATTGCGGATATTGTTATCCGGCTGCTGGACTTTGCAGGGTTGAAAGAATATGAGTTGAGCATTTCCCCACGTTGTGTGCAAATTGATTCTGTTTTTTTACGGGGATTAAAAAAGTGCGGGTTGTCTGGTGTTCTTTTTCAGCTTATGTGGGCTCTTAGTGATGCTTTTGGTCAAGATCGTACTGCTCCATGTATCATTGCTCTCCTCAGTGTCTTTTCCGACTGCTTCGGGATGTTCACAGGCTGCGAAAAAGATTTGTGGTGGTTCGTGGAGAAGAAGATGCGATTCAACAAGCAAAGACCGATGTTGAACGGAAAGAAATACTAAAGTAAAGAAAATATGGAACTTATAGAACCGCAAGTAGAGCTTCTGAGTGAGTTAAACATCACTCCAGAGTCACACATAGCAAGATGCGCCAGGGTCTGTTATGGTCGTGAATACAAAGAGCCTAATCAGGCAGCTGATAAGAAGCTGGTGGAAGGCCTTATCAATAGAGGACACCTGTCAATGCTTAGACATGCAAGTATGTATCTTAGTCACACAGAGGATATTTTCCAAATTGCAACGCACATTGCAAACTCCTGTTACTGGAACTATGACGTGCTCGGATATGCGTCTACAAATCTTCAAGAGTTTATGCAAAGTGGAGTTGGAAAAGAAACAGTTACAGTCATTGACAATAAGCAATTTTTAGAGGACTGTGCAAAGCATCCAAGACTCTTTGAGCTTTACAGACTTACGTTCTGTATCACCACTCAGATAAGTACATCAAGAGAGCTCAACAGAGTGTCCCCCAACAACATCGCAGAGCGTAGCACGCGCTTTTGCTCTGCGAAGGGCGGCTTGGCGATATGCAGGCCTTGGTGGATAAAAAGCCCAATAGAAGATGCTGTCAGTGCCCTATCGTACTATAATCTGGCATGTGAAGCAGAGAAGACCTACATAACCCTTCTTCTCAGAGGCATGAAGCCTGAGGACGCAAGAGGTGTTCTTCCCTTAGACACTGCCACCAAGGTTATCTACACCTACTCCGTCCAAGAGTGGCAGCACATCTTGGACCTCCGGCTCTACGACAAGACCGGCAAAGCCCATCCCAACTGTCACGTGGTCATGCAGATGGTTAAAGACAAGATTAACAGCTTTGCCAATGAACATAACATAGATTATCAAGTGTAATTAACAAGTTATATGAATAAGAATTTAAACCTTGCAGAGATACTAAAAGATGCTCCGAAGGGAACCAAACTGTGGTCTCCTATATGTGGTGAGTGTGAGTTTATAGAGGTTAGTAACCATGTTAAATATTTTCGCATTGTATGTAATAGTGACGCAACAAGGTGCTGGAGTTTCTTGCCTGACGGAAAACTTGACCCAAAAGGAGAATGTATGTTATTCCCATCCAAAGAGAACAGAGACTGGTCTACGTTCAAAATTTCTGAGGGACATAAGCATTTTGAGCCCTTCCAAAGAGTACTATGCACATTCGACCATGACTATGGCTATAAAATATGGGCTGCCGACGTCTATAGCCATTATGATGAATCTACCGGCAAACATTATCTTGTTAGTGGATTTGTGGTTAATGATAATAAGGTCATTCCCTACGAGGGTAATGAAGATAAGCTTGGTAAAAGCGTAAAGTAACAACTTCCAACAATACGCAAAACAATATGACAAAGAAACAGCAAAGCATCAACACAAGACTCACCTCTCGCATCCGGCTGACAGTCTCTCAAAACACCGAGGACGAATACGACAAGTGGCTGCAAGCCGTCGTGCAAGCTTCCTCTCTTGTCAAGCTCATCGACGGCTGCGCCAACAACGCGGCGTGGGCGGCGTGCCTCGACGCTTACGATTACCTAATGCCCCTGCCTCGCTTCCGTCAGCAGGTAAAAGGAGGTGATACCGCTGGCTATGGCTACAAACGAGCGTTCAAGGCATTCAAAAACTACCAGCGCAACCTTATCTACACCTCCTCAAACCGCTTCTTCCATGTCGCCGACATGGCCAAGGAAACACGAAACTTCTACGCTAAGGACATGACCGATGAACAGTACTACAACTTTTGGGCATCCTTCGGCTTCAAGGCGTACCAAGAAAACGAACCATTCCTCACCTGCCTTGTCAACAAGCTCCGCCTTGCCTACGAGAAGAACGGAATCCGAAACGCCGAGGCCGCGGCGTGGAGCATGGGAGCGTTCATGTCGCTCAACGTGGCCACCGAGTGCCACGCCGACGCTATTAAGGCCGTGGCGAGGCAATGGGGGGGGCAGGCTATCCGAATGGCAAAGCCTTTTCCGCGCCTTCGACCTCACGGCAGTGGAAAAACTGTGGGGCAGCGCGCACAAGGACTTCTTCCCAGAGCTTGCCCGTGTGGAGTTCACCGACGATGAATTCGAGAACATCAAGATGTCATTCAATCAATGGGCCGAACGCCTCGTCCGTGGCAAGACGCTTGTCGACAGCTGTGTTGCCACCGTCAACGACTTCGCCGACGACATCTTCCGCACCAAGGGTTGCGCAAAGAAAGCCATCCGCGAGCTCACCGACTCCGAGCTTAACGAGATATAACCACACCGCCCAATGTGCCCCCAACGCCCATTGAGCCTAAAAAATTACAATCAACATAATCAACTCACAAAACAACAACAATCATGTATCAAGACATTCTCAACAAGAAGTGCATCGTGCGAAGCTATGACGCGGGTGTGTATTTCGGGACCGTCACAGAGGTCGATAACGACATCGTGCGTATGGAGAACGTGCGCAACATCTGGATGTGGAAGGGCGCGTCTTGCCTCTCTCAAATCGCCAACGATGGCATCAAAGACGGCCATGTCAGCCCCGTGGTGGCTTCCATGGTGCTTAACCGCTGTTGTCAGATAATTCCTTGCACGGACAAGGCTATTGACAATCTTGAAAAAATCGAGGTATGGAAGTATTAACGATAAAACAAGTTAAGTCTTTTCTGTCAGTGGATGGCTACAACGAAGACTACGATGACAGTCAAGATACCGACTATGAAGTTTCCGATGGCTGTGGCTATGGCCGTGGCAATGGTAGTGGCGATGGCTATGGCTGTGGCTGTGGAAGTGGCAATCGCTATGGCTATGGCTGTGGCTGTGGAAGTGGCTGTGGAAGTGGCAATAGCTATGGCTATGGTCGCGGCTATGGCTATGGTCGCGGCGATGGCCGTGGCTATGGCAATGGCAATGGCCGTCGCTATGGCAATGGCGGCGTGAAAGAAATCAATGGGCACGCGGTGTATGTGATTGACAACACGAGAACCATTATAACCTCCATCCATGGCAATGTAGCGCAAGGCTTCATCCTTGAACATAACACGAAGTTGGTGCCGTGCTATATTGCCAAGGATAACAATCACTTCGCTCACGGGAAAACATTGCGTGAAGCTTTCGCGTCCCTTCAAGAGAAGCTCTACGACGACAGCACCGAGGAAGAAAGAATACGGGCGTTCAAACGAAAGTTCCCCTCTTACGACACGAAGTACAGCAATCAAGACCTGTTCGTTTACCATCATGTGCTCACGGGCAGTTGCCGCATGGGCAGGGAGTCGTTCGCGAATAGCAGGGGCATCTCGCTTAGCGACAAGACCACCGTCCGAGAGTTCGTCCAGCTCACCAAGGACGCTTACGGTAGCGATATAATCAAAAAGCTGCCCAAGGCTTATTGTCTATCTTGTCTATGATAGTCCCCATCACATCTATAAAGTCTATTTAGTTTATAACAAAAAGAAAAGAAAATGGAAATATCCGACGACATACAGTTAGGCACGCGCATCACCTTGCAGGTCTCCGAGGGCGGCTGCGACGATTGCTTCTTCGCCAAGCTTGACTACGACTACCGCGTAGATTGCTGCTACCGCATAAAATGCCAGGCCGAGCGTCGCAAAGACAAAAAAAACGTGGCATTCAAATTGTTTGAGAGCAGTGCCACCGAGCCGAACATGCCCATTGAACATAAAAAAAACAAAGCAATGAACAGTGAAAAGCACAATAATAATATGGCTTGGTTAGCGGTAGACAAAGACGGTACTGAAAAGATTTTCAACGTAAAACCGTTCAGAGGAAATACACAAAAAGATAAAGATCATGTGTGGGGTACATACGCTGGTGAAAATTACGAGAAGTGGTATCCTCAACATGATGAGCGTAATGATGACACAGGCTACGCATATTACAAGGGGGATTTCATAGAACTGCCCCAAGGTACAATAAGCACGCTTATCGGTAGAGAGTTGTCATGGGCTGACGAGCCTGTAGAGCTTAAGGAAAAAGCCATACGCAAGGGCATCAACAAGGTACAATATCAAAAGTGGTTTTGGGGTGACCACATCCTTGTTACGGATAGCGTCAACAACGCATCGGTACAGGTGGAAGTATTCAACCAACAGGAGTTAAAAGACGAATATCACGCGGACGCCCTCATTTACGCCCTTTACGTTGACGAACCCAACCGCAAGTGCGGCATCGGCAAGGGACTTCTAAAGCTGGCCGAACAGCTCGCACGCAAGAGCCATTGCCGCGTGGTGGCCCTCGAATTTTACAAAGATGAAACCCCACGGTGGACGCTGGAATGGTATTTGCGGCAAGGCTACAACAAAACACGGTCAGAGGATGGCTACGCCCTACTTGTTAAGGACTTATACATAGGAGATAATGGTGAAGATGAATATGTGCGACAACACCTTGGTCTTCGGTAGTTGCTACATAAGAAGCTGCATCGAAGTTCCTGCGCTGACCGCAGGGAGGACGAAGTGGAAAGCCTTTTATGAAAAGTTCCCTTGGCTCAAAGGCCAGCCTTTTTACCTCAGACGCTCATGTTACTGGGCAGGAGGCGAGAGGCATCTGAGGGCAATAAAGATTAAACTCAAAAAGATATAGTTATGGCAAAACCTTACAGAATCAAACACAAGGCAAGTGGATATTGCGACGATGGACAAGATTAGCGAATTGTCATACCTTCACCTCATAGCACAGCTCGAAGAAGAAAACAAGCTCTTGCGAGACGAGGCAAAACGCCTACGCCTCACGATAAAGGATTACTTAAACAACAAAAACGCATGAAAATCAGACTGGCAAAGAAGATAATGAACACGAGGACAGACCGCCTTGCCGCATATTGGTATGACAGGTTGGTTGATACCTTGGTAACCCAAACAAGGATAGACCATCGAATCAAAAAGGCGGCAATGCTAATAAGCAAGTACAATTACAAGAAATTCAACAAGCAATGAACAGACAACAAGCGAAAGAACTGCTGCCTATCATACAGGCGTTTGCAGAAGGGAAACCAGTATTATACAGATTATTAGGTGATGAACGTTGGGCAGAAGCTACTACGCCAGCATTCAATGTTAACATGTATGAATACCGTCTCAAATTAGAACCTGAGCATAAGTACCGCCCATTTGCCAATGCAGAAGAGTGTTGGGAAGAAATGCAAAAGCATCAACCTTTTGGTTGGGTAAAAGCATATCACGGAAAATTTGTTATTACAGGAATTAGGGATAGTAAAGCAACTATTGGTAGAAATGATAACTTTATGGACTATGATTATATATTGGAGAATTATACATTTGCCGATGGTACACCATTTGGCATAAAGAATAAATGATAATATGAGAACAATTAAATTTCGTGGCAAAGACACCTTTACTGATGCTTGGCGATATGGTGACTTGGTTCACAACCAGAAAGTAACAGCAACTGGCTTAGAGCCTCGTACAATGGTTGGTGGGTATGAGGTTGACCCAGAGACTGTTGGCAATAACACTGGACTGAAAGACAAGAACGGCAAGGAGATATATGACGGTGATATACTCGCCCACAATGGCAAGGTTATCGGTCATGTTGTTGACGGTGAGCGTGGTTACTGTGTCGATGTGGTGTATGCCAACCCTGTAACCAAAAGCACGTGGTCGTTATATAGAGCTGTTGTTAACGATTACAAAGGCGATGTAGAGATTGTAGGCTCCATCCACGATAAGGAATGGAAAGCAAGACTGGCAAAGAAAATAATGAAACTCCAAATTTACCACATCGTCACCCCTGCCACTACCACTTACTTCCAAGTCGCCGACGGCAAGGTCTCGTGCGAGGGCAAGCCTACCAACGTCTCGCCCGACAAGCTCATCCTCTTCCTCGCCATAGCACGCGAACTCGGGCTGAAAGGAGGTGAGCTATGAGCGACGGCTACTTAGAGAACAAAACGAAAACGGACAAAAACGTAGAGATAGGCCGTGCCCTCGCCAATTTCGATACGGCCTGTCGCGATTTGGTCAACCTTGTCAACGACCAGCTCTTCGAGACCTCCCGCTCACCCTACTGGGTAGCCGACGAGGTAGGAGGCATCTGCGACTTCGGTGACACCGACTTCCTCTCCCCTATCGACATGGTGGTCATTCTCGACAACAATGTCACCTATGAGCAGTATGCCGAGTGGCGCGATGCTAATATCAACAACATCGAGCGCAAGGGATTTATCAATCTTGAGTCGTGGATAATGGGTTGTCGCCACGATATGCTTGCCGACAAGCCTACATATCCCGACCATTACAAAGAAGAACATCAAGAACAATCAAAACACAATATAACTATGAAATTTACAGAAGTAATCGAAGGCTTACAGCAAGGCCATAACTACACACGTTCGTTGTGGAATGGCAAGAAGTTTATTACGCTCCAGATACCGGCAGACATTTCTCGCGACATTATACCGAAGATGACGAGTCTGAACGATGAAGCGAAAAAGTTGCTTCTTGACCTCGGCGACGGAATGATACATTATCGCAATCAAGTGTTGCAAGTGTCGCTCGACAATGACGACCGTCAGAATATCGCCATTTACTACATCCCTACTTGGGAGGATATATTTGCCGATGACTGGGTTTGGTCAGATACTAAAGAATAAAAACATTTTAACAGCTAAACAATAGAAACAATGAAAACAAAGAACATCATTACGGCATCCATACTGCTTGTGATTGCCATCGTTATCGGCTCATTGGTAGCCACCTATTTCAGTTACAACAACCGCGAGATTGCGCTGCGCCAACAGGCAGAGGCACAGCGCGGAAAGATTGAGGGCGTTCACGACAAGATGTGGAAAATCATTCAGCAGAAGGCGCAGGTTACGGACGAGTATAAGCAGACCTTCGAGAAGATTTATCCGCAGCTTATTGCCGGACGCTATCAGAACGACCAGGGCACGATGATGAAATGGATCAAGGAGAGCAACCCCAACTTTGATGTATCGCTCTACCGCGACCTCATGCAGGCCATCGAGATACAGCGCACCGAGTTTCAGACCTCGCAGGAACGTATGCTCGACATCATCCGTGAGCACGAAACGCTCACTCGCACCTACCCTGCCCGATGGTTTGTGTCTAACACCATGCCTATCGAGTATAAGGTTATCTCTTCGTCACGCTCCAAGGAAGTGATGACGGAGGGCGAAGACAACGACGTGGACTTGTTCGGCAAGAAACAGTAAAGGCTTATGGAACTACTCGTTTTCCTTATCCCCTTCTTCGTGTCGGCTGTGCTGCTGCTCTTCTTCCGCAAGCAGACCACATGGTGGGAGCACGCCGTGCTTATCATCCCCTCGCTCCTTGTGGGCGCAGCGATGATATGGGCGTTTGAACGAGCAGAGTCGAGCGACACCGAATACTTAGGCAGCTACGTCACGAAGATACGCTATTATGAGCCGTGGAATGAGCAAGTGAGGCGTACCAAGACATACACCGACCCAAAGGGAATTTCTCACACTCGGACCTACTATGAAACGGAGAACCATCCCGAATATTGGACCTATTACGACCATTCGGGCCGTGAGCGAGAGTGTTCCAATGAGGAGTTTTCGGCTATGAATCGTCGCTTGTCGGTGGCTTCGGTGTTCGTGGATATGCACCGCCACTATTACACTCGTGATGGCGATGCGTATGAATACCGATGGAACGGTCAACCCACTACGCTCTATACCGTTACTCGTGAACATGAATACGAGAACAAGGTGAAGGCTTCGCACTCGGTGTTCAAGTTTGAGGACATCAGCAAGAAGGAGGCTCGGCGCATCGGACTTTACGACTATCCCGACATTCATCTGCGCGACCAATGCCCTATCATCGGAGCCAAGTTTTCTGCCCGTCAGGAGCGAGCCATCCGTGTGCTCAATGCCCAGTACGGCCCGAAGAAGGAGTTTCGCCTCTATCTGCTCTTCTATCGCAACAAGCCGCTATCCATTGCCGACCGCCAACGCTCCTACTGGCAGGGTGGCAATAAGAACGAGCTTGTGGTGTGCGTAGGTCTTGACAACCGTAACCGCGTGGTGTGGAGCGATGCCTTCTCTTGGTGTGACTCGCCGGTGCTTTCGATAAAGAGCCGCGACTGGTTTATGTCGCACCGTCTCGACCTCTGCGCCTTTGCCTCGTACATAGAACCTATCGTGCAGAAGGAATGGAAGCGCAAGAACTTCGCCGACTTCAAGTATCTCTCGGTAGAACTGAGCGACAAGCAATATTGGGGCATCATCGTCCTCATGCTCCTGCTCAACATAGGACTGAGCGTGTGGGTGGTGAGGAATGATTTTAGGAATTGACAACAATTCTAAGATGAATGATTGAACTGAATAAGATATATAATGAAGACTGCCTCGAAGGAATGAAGAGGATTCCCGACGGAAGCGTGGATTGCATTGTGTGTGATTTGCCGTATGAAGTATTGAACAAAGGCAACGAAAAAGCACAATGGGACAACATCATTCCGAATTGGCGCATTCACATAAAACACACAACAATGACACAATTTGATTACGACCACCTCATTGCCCAAATCGAGGCAGTGAGGCCACTGGCATGGGAATACTCCGGACAGACGATAGACAACATCCTGCGTCAGCTGAAGGCGCGAGCGAAAGAGGTTAAGCCCCACGCGCAAGTTGTCTTCATTTCTATCACCATCGACCCCGACGGCAGCTTGCGTTATCTGAAGGAAAGTGAACCATGCGCGCCACCGTCCACGAAGCCTATATAGTCTATGATAGTCTATCACATCTGTAAAGTCTAACATATCTCGCCCATGCCCCACGTGTCCGAACTCTCGCAAAGATTAAACGCAAAATCGCCGGGGCGTGAGTGAGTTTAAAACAAAACAAAGCAGAAAGCCCATGTACATCACGAAATGGATTGAGGGTGAAAAGAACCTCAACGACTTCTGCCTTAAACGCTTCCACGAGGAGCCGCGCTTCATCGGAGGCATAGGCAAGTTCCTTGGCACACCCGCCAAGGTCTACAAGAAAGAGAAATACCGTGAGGACAAGCAACGCTACGTCCAGATGTTCCTCCTCTTCATGCAGGACGCCAAAGGCAAGGTTAGCGACATCGACAACATACAACATCAATCTTATGAAGACATCAGAACTAATAGAGGCTCTATACTCGTGCCCTGAAGACGAGGTATTCATCAAGGCCGACGATGGTCTGCTCGACGACTTCACCATCGAGCACGTAGATGAGCAATTCGACGGCTTCGACACCGTGCAGCCAGCGTGCCTGGCGTTAAGGAGAAAGGAGGCCAACGATGATTAAAGCAGAAGACCTTAGAATAGGCGACATTGTGCAGACAAACAAAGACTGCATGTTTCCGAAAGACACATTGTGCATCGTTACCGAAATCCATCCCGACCGACAGTTTAATGACAAAAAGGGAGTCGTCAGTCTGAAGGCTGTCAACGACGAAGACGACGGTCCCTGGGGGACATGGTGCTGCAACATCGATGGCGTGCACATCACGCCCGAAATACTTCGCAATAATGACTTTAAGGAAGAAGTCGAAGGCAAATACTTCACAAGGCCAATCAAAGTCAGAGCAGGCAGTTCCCTTGCCAGATATTTGGCTGTAGAACGAAAAAAATACGCTTGGGCAATATTCATAAAGTATTACAACGTGACAGGCTATGCACTCTTATGTCATGTAAAGTACGTTCACGAACTACAGTTCGCCCTTAAAATAGTGAATTTTAATCCGGAAATGAAAGTATAATGCGGATGAATAAGTAACAAAACAATGACTGACATTAAGATTTCCGTACATCCATTTGGGCGTAAGCTTGAATGGCGAGGATGGGGGGGGTAACTTCTCGCCTGCTCTACGAGCCACCGACTACAAATGCCCTCACTGTATAATGATTGAATATGACTAAGCAACACCCATTCGATGATTTTCATCAGCGCATTCATTGGGACGGCAACTCCATCGGAACCGTTACCCAGCAATGGGGCAATCCTGCGCCGAGGCACGGATGGCGAATAATGACAGAATATGATTAACCCTCACACGCCCCGCTACAAGCGCGGCACCATCACCAAGGACGGCAAGCTATACGGACGCTATCCCGACGGTTCGCTCTACCGCATCTACTCCACCTCTGACCGACCCTTCCTTCAGATTGTTGACCGCAAGGGCGAGACGTTCCTTCGCATACGCCAAGCCACCGAGCAGGGCTATACCGACTGCTCTTGCCCTGGAGCTGCCGACCTTAGCTATCCTTCCTCGACGCTAAGGCGCAGCCGGACGGTTGGTAACGGCAAACTGGTGAACGCTCTGACCGCTGCAAGCGGAGGAATATGTGTGATTGTAGAATTATGACTTGAATATGCTTAGAGCAAAGGCAATATCAATAATGGTGAAAAAGGTGGAGCAGACCATGGTGTTTCAGAACATGCAAGCCAAAGGTCTGATAACGCCTCGCTCGCTTGATGGCGAATGTTTTACTCTTACGTCTGCAATGGGATTAGGGGGGGCAAACGCCTGTAATAGTAAAGGTATATGACTAAATACGACCTCTACCAATATCCTCGTGGCTACAACGACGGAGGTAGATTAGGCACTGACGTTTGCCCGACCGTGACAATCAATTCGTGGCAGCAAAATGTATTTCTGATTGAAGAATAACATCACAATAGACTACCACATCCCGAAAGTCGGGGGGGGGGGGTTTTTAGCCAAGTAATTGTTGAGTCAAACCGGAAAACCTAAACGGCCCCGACCGGAACTCAACGGCTTAA